AAACGCCTACTTGCCCTGCGGTTAATGTTGGGCTTGTGTCCTGATCAATTCCACCCGTTGGGTTAAACTTATCGGTTCCATAAACGAATGAACCCTTATCAACGTACGAACCGACAGTGCTTGTGATCGTTCCGTCCGTTCTAAGCAGTCCATTTGACGTTAACTGAAGGCTGCTTTGCTGGCCGTTCGTAAGCGATGGCAAAGACGTATTGTAAGCGCCACCGGCAAGGAATGAACTTGTTCCTGCCGTGCCTCCGGAAGCGGAACCAACCGGGTTATCAATTAATTGTAACGCTGTAATTTGCGTTGTTTGGTTTGCTGAAGTTGAAGCGCCTGTTGGAAGTGAAATAGTTCCTGAAATGTTATTCAGGTTCCACGTTCCGGATTGCGTAACAGCGAACGGCCCAGCGCCGATGTCAACGCCTAAGCGATACCTTCCGGATGAAAGGAACACTTCGGCAACCTGCGCTTCGGTTGCGTCCGTGATGTTTGTGCGCATGACCGGAACAGGATCAACTGCCAGTGCGCTAAAAGAAAAAACGCCCGCGAGCGCGAGCGCAAGGATTATGTTGTTTTTTTGCATGGCATTAAGCCTTTTCAAAAAGGACCGGATATTTTGCAAGGACTGCAACTTCGTTTTTGAATTCGAAGACTTTGCCAAGGTCGCTTGGTTTCAAGAGTAAAACGGAAGGTTCATCAATAAGCTTTTTAACGAGCTCGCCTGCAACCATTTCCTCTTTTTCTACTTGAACCATTTCTACAACTTTGCATAAACCGCTTTTAAAACTCTTGCGAACGAATTTAAGAGCCATGACAGGCGTCTCCTATGCTGACTATTGTTATTGAACTTCAACTGCCGAAATTGTACCACGGAGCGACGACAACGGTTCGAAGTTTTTCGCTACGAGCTTTAACTTTTGATCGCCTGTTGCGCCGGTTGTGAATTCAAGAGATGGGATGAGTTCAGCGAGGCTGTATTGGCCTGAACCAACAACAACTTCCGCTAATACTGTTGGCGTCGCATCATCAACCCAAACAACCTGAAACAAAGCGTCACGGCGGCATGATACAAGTAAGCTTACGTTATTCACGACCTTGCTATTTTGAAGCGTTAATTCCGCTCCTGTTACATCTGCAAGTGTTGCGGAACCTGCCGCAAGTTCACCTTTTTCGCTTAGGTTTGCAACGTATCCGCCAGCGAGTTTAACCAACAGAATGTCGTTGTCATCAACCATAGGATAGCGAAGCGTGCCCGTGTCGCTTTTAAAACCCAAAGCAGCCAAAGCATTTTTCGATGCCAAAGCGTCGCCCTGTAAAACTTTATGAAGCGGAAGGCCCGCTTGCGTTGCCGAATCTTCTAGGACTGCAAAAGACGGTCTTGGATCTGCCATAATTTAGTTCCTCCTTGAACTATTTGTGTTTACGAACGCTTTCAAACGCTTTCATCGACTGCATCAAGATAAGCCTCAACAAGCCGTGGAAGTGAATTGTCACGTGCCCTGACCTCAACCTTGAGTTCAACACCCGCTGGAAATGCACGCGGCGGGTTCCAGTTAATTTCACAGTTCGGGCTGGTAGGACCAACACGACCTGTTTTAACTTTTGCACCGTCCGCTGTAACTCTAACTTCACAGTCCATTGTAGACACCACTCTGACTTGCTGTAAATAACGGACGGTGTCTAAAGGAACTTCGTCAACAATTGCCTCCACCCATTCATCCTCATCGGTCATTAAACCGTCCGCGGATTGTAAATAAACCGCAGCGCCAACGGGCTGATTTGAGGTTTTGATAATTTGAACACCGTGATCGCCACGGGTGAAATACCATTTGTCTTCAGCTGCATCGTATAAAACAGGCGCAAGGCCCTTGTCGCGTGTGAAGTCTGCATCCTGCCCGTCGCTTCGAAGGGCTTGGTCCATGTCGCTTGCGCTCGTGGAAACGATTGTGCCGTATACGCCAAACGAAACGTTGCCACCTGTAATGATGATTTCAACGTTTGGTTTGTTGTGAATCCGCGTAACGGTAATGCGGTGGGTGAAACCATAAACCGGATCGAGCATGTCAGGCGTAATTAAGATGTGTTCGCCTAGTTCATAACGTTCGCCATGCTGAATCCCTGAAGACGTATCCCAATATTTAACTAAAATCGTTGTGCCTGGGTCCATCTCTTTAACGAAAACACTTGAAAGAATGGAGTTCCCAAATGCATCCATGTTACGAAAATAAGTTTCAGGCCCGAGCGTCGTGTAATTTACGAGTTCGAGCGACTGAAATTCTTTCAGTTGCAGGACGTTTCCAAGTTTTACAGCCATTTGTTTCCCCTAAAAATGAAAAGGGCACCAGCCTTTGAACGCCGATGCCCAATCATGCTCCGGCACAAAAGCCAGGCGGCCCAGGGGATTACATGGTTACGTCGATACCAGCGACAACCGAAACTTCCGACGCGCTTTGTGTGAAGCCGTTGAAAGCAAGGCGTTGGTACGAAGCAAGCTGCCATTGATCATTCTCAGCGCGTGCGTCCATTTGAACCTTGGTCTTAATTGGACGACGACGACCATGCATGAAGCGGCTTGTGTTAACAAGGAGAACAACCGTGTTGTCAGTTGTTATTCCGTCTTGAACGCCGGAAGCATTCAGGCCGTCGCGCATGTATTCCGAAACGATGACTGGAATTCCGCGGAATGCGGCCAGTGCGCCGTTAAGGATTGTTGCTTGAGGACCGAACTTTTCAACGGTCGAAACTTCAGGCAGCGACTGAGCTTGGTTGTAACCGCTCGAGCTGAACAACAAAGCGAGCTGGCGAACGTTTACGCCGAACTTGCCCATTTGCTTGCGCATCTGGTCGAGCTTTGCGGTTGTAACTGCCGAGCTGAATGTAACCGTTCCGCCGTTTGCAGAGTTTGCAAGTGCGCGTTTACGAAGTCCTGGGTAGAACTTTTCAGCAACGTCCGAACCAAGTGCATGCGTGTCAGCATCTTGGTGTGTTGCGGTTGTGTCGCCGTTGATGTCCGCTGTTTCGATTGCGCGGTGTTGCGCTTCGATGATTTCCATGCGGCCCAAGTCGATGATTGCGGGTGCCGAATCTTCGTTGAGTTCTTCAGGCATGTTGAAAAGTTCGAACGACTTGATTGCGTCGAATTGGATTTTGTCCGTTCCGAAGTTCGAGCCAGTAACCGAAGCGCCTTCACCAGCTTTGCGAGCGGTTGTGCGGTTCTTTTGAACTGGCAGCTGCCAAGGGTTCGAGCTCATTGGAAGTTCACGGAACAAGCCTTGAACTTTGCGCTCTAATTCAAATTCTTCGATGTACATCGCAGGAATGTTGGTTGGAACCCACTCGTCACCGCCGCCGACAACGGTTGAACCGAATGCTTTTACACGTGCACGCAAGTCAACAGACTTTGCAAATGCAGTGTCGAAGATGCTTTTAACGAATGCGTTGCTCTTGTCATCCGACAAGTCACCACGGTCAAGGTTGTCGCCGTAGAACATTTGCGCAATCCAGCGTGCAGCTAGGATATCGCGTTTAAGAGCATAAACCTGAGCGCGTGCGTCATCGGAAATTTCCGACTTGAAGCGCGTACCGCAGTTAACTTCCATGAGTTGCTTAACGTGGCTTAGGCCCATCGACTTCATGACGGTGCTTTCCATCGAGCCGCTACGTCCGCCAATGTGAAGGAAGCTGTTATTGATAAGGCCCTTCACTTGCATGTCTTCAACCGCTTTAACAGCGTTTGTGACGTTTAGGATGCGTGCGTTCAAATCGTCCAAGCCTTTAATGATGGTCGATTCAGTGGGAGCAGCGGCGGCGGGTGCCGCTGCGGGAGCTGGCGTCGCAGTAGTGGTTGCAGCACCAGAATCTAAAGCAAACAAAGCAAATCTTTTAAACATAATTTCGTCCCTCCTTGGACATCTTTATTAATTTTGTCTCATTCATGAAACAAAGCGTTTTTTAAAACCCTAGTTTCGTAAGTAGCTCTGACATTTGGTCTTGCATCTGTTTTACACGTTGTTGCACTCCCGAATCAAGTGCCTTGCCCGGTTCAGGTGCTTGGGCGGGTGCTAAAGGCGCTGGCGCGGGCGCTGCGGGAGGCTGACCTTGTGGGCTCCCCTGCATATGTTGCAGTAGTAAATCTAGCTTGTTAGCAATCGTGCCGAGTAAAACAATCTGTTGTTTCATCAGCTCCATTTGAGGATTGCCGAAATTATTTGGGTCCGTGTCGCTTGTGATGACAGTGTTGGGCGCAGTGGGATCTGGGCTCGCTTGCTTAGTCTGAACAGGCTCGGAAGATTTTTTCGGAGCGCCTGCATTTGCAAGGGCGGAGTTTCCAACCTTTTGAGTTGCTGATTCAGCGACTGCAAAAAACGATTTGTAATCATCCATTGTATATTCGCAAGCCTTACCGGATTCACGGTTACACATGCTGATAGCAATTGCCACCGCTTGATCCTGTCCGTGACCTTCCTCTATGAGCTTAGGAATCTTTTCACGCACACAATCTTGCACTGACTTTTGAACAGGTGTTACAGGTGTTGCGGTCGCTTTCGCAGCGGGTACTGCGGGAGCGGCTTTCGGTTCCTTTGGCTTTTTCGGATCGTCCTCGCCTTCGCCTGGTTTCACTTCAGGTTTTACATCTGGCTTTGGTTCTTTTGGATCAGCTGCGGGCGGAGCGGCAGGCGGTTCCTTTGGATCTGCGGCAGCAGGAGCTGCGCCTGGTTCACCTGGTTTTTCAGGATCAGCAACAGGCGGTGCAGGTGGCTTTTTGTCATTCAGCTTTTGCAGTTCGAAGATATCCATACCAAGGGTTTTTGCGATGGCCTTCATGCAATTTTCTGGAACGGGTGAAATGTTTCCGGCCATGATGTCTTTTAGTTCATCGTCTGAACAACCGGCTTCCTTTGCGATTTCCTTTAAAGCTGCATCGCGATCAAAGCCGCCGTTCTCAATCATTTGTGAAATGCGTTTGTGAACCGCGGAAGCCACCCATGCGCCTTTTTGCATTAGTGCCTTTTCTTTTAAATGTTCCTTACCAACCTTGCTGCCCATGTTTTCCTCCTTGAAAACAGAATTGAAAGCTTTGCATTTTGACACTGAAATTGTTGCGCCCATATTCATCGGAACCGTAACGATTGAAATTTCGTGCAAAGTCCATTTTGTTACAAGGTTCACGCCGTCCGCTTGGCGAACAGATTCATCTTCGTTGTAACCAATAGATAAGGTAACAAGGATTTCCTCCTCAACCAGATCACGGATTGCCATAATAGATTGGGCTTCGGAGTTGGACATTTTGCCTTCAACCCAAAGTCCTTGGTTCGGTCTCTTTTCAAGTTTAATGGATTTACCAACTGGAAAATCCCGGTCGTGGTTAAACAACACAATCGGGTTAAGGTCGTACCTGTCCGTGATGCATCCGAGCGGGTCCATAAGGTCGCCGCAGTCGTCAACCGTATAAGGGTTTGCGTATCCTTTGAAAATGACATCTTTTCCTTGCTTAGACGCCTTAATGCTCGCTGAGACTTTTTTGTATTTAAGTGACATTTTTACTCCTTTGGTATGTCAAGGTCGGCAAGGTCTTCCGGAGGCACAACCAAAACGGTGCACCTGCAATTGATAACCTCTGCGGCCTTTCCTGAATTTGAATCTCTTGGATACATTAACCCATTGCTGAATTCTTTGTCATGGTCGCGCACTTGTCCTTGCAGCTTCCAGTGATTTGCATGCGAATCAGGGTAAATGCCGCCGGGATTTCCGCGCACGCGGTCGTCACCTGCGTTGATCCAAACCTTTTTCAGACCGGGAATAACCTCGGAGGAGTTTTCCATTTGTGCCGCTTGCCCAAGGCTTACAGCCGAAAGGGTTTCGGTACGTGCAATTGTTTCCGCACGTGATGCGCCGACTTCCTTGAAATACTTTCCGATCTCTTGTGTGATTTCCAAAACAGTTTTTCCACCTTCTGCACCCTTTTGAACGCGGTCAACGATGGCTTCGGTTGTCGTATTTGAAATTTGTGCGAAAGAATCTAGGCCGCGAGCCTTCAGGATTTCCAGGCGTTCCTTGGCATCACGAAGCTTTAAGGCTTCCACTGCCGAACGTGATTCAGCGGTGAATAGCATACGCATCTGCGTGTCGTAACCAACGTCCACACTGCTTGAAAGCGTTTGTGCATAGTCTTCCTGCCAGTCTTCCCCAAGCTTTGCCATTTCCTTTTTAATTTCGCGGCGAAGTTTTACACCGTTTGGCTTTTTCGCTGGCTCGTCTGAACCGCGTCCAAGGATGTTATCAACGTCATCGTCATAGCCTTTCGACTGCGGATGAACGGCACGAAGCACGGCCTTGATTGCACCTTCAGCCATACGGACCATGTATTTAAGCGTCATGGAATGCATCGCGGGAAGCTTTGCATCCACGTCCGTATTCACTTCCTTTTCACGGTCGGTATACTGCGGCCCGTATTTGTCCATGAGCTTTTTAACAACAGGGTTATCATCCTGAAGCGGATCGGCTGGGTCGGTTGCAGGCTGGATGACAACGGGCGGCGCTCCCTGTTCGGCTGGCTTTTCTGGGACAGTCTCTTGAACCGTTTGGGCCGGTGCCTGTTGGACGGGTTGTGCCGCTTGTTGTCCAAAACCTTGCGGTGCGGGATTTACAATTGGCGTTACGTCACCGCCTGGAAGCGGTGGATCTTTGTAAACGTCGCGACGTACTTCATTAAGCGTATGCGTCTTCAAACGTGATTCTGCAAGTTTTGCTTTATTAAGTTCGTCTTCCTTAAGGATTGGAACTTCAGAATAATCAGGCGCAATAACGTTTCCAGGACCAAGTTCACGTTCGAAAAATGTTGTCATGCCACCAGCCATGCGGTTGGCAGTTGGTTGAACGGAAGCCGTGTAAAAGTATTTCAGTGCTTGCTTGTGTTCCTCTGAACCAAGGCTTCCCGCTTCAGCGAGGCTTAAAGCATGCTTCGGAATGCGCAGGATGTTTAAAATTGGTTCGCGGTTCAGCTTAATAAGGTCGACCAAGTTCTGGTCCGCGATTGGAATGTTAATTTGGTTTGCCTTAACACCCTTCGGTAAAAGCAGAGTGCGACGCATATTACGGCGGCCCGTGTAAGCCATTTCGAAACTGCGCAGCATGCGAATCGTGCTTTCCTCTGAAGCGTTGCGTTCCATTTCCAAAGCAATTTGTGGGCTCGCTCCCTTCAGGTAAAATGCATTTAAATAGTCCTGGCTGTAACGGTTAAACAGAATTGACTTGCGGCCTGGAATGAACGGCGAAAGTCCCCATAAAAGCGAGCTCGGGTTCGGCCTGCGAATGTGCATGACATCCCTTTGGTCGAACTTTAAAGCTGACTGATTTACTTGTGGTGTGATGGCAAGCGAATCGTATGCACCGCGGTTGTAAATGTATTGGAAAGATTGCCCGTCGTTTGCTGGCATCATTTGAACCAGTTCAGCGCCTAAGCTCCAAAGCTGATTATTCATTCGCGCACGCCAGCAAATAGAGTTTCCCATTAAAACGTATTCAACAGCCATGCAATACATGAAAGCTGTTGCATCTTGTAAAGGGTTAGGCTTTTGCAGGAGGGCATTAAGCTGGTGCCCGTCATTAGGTTCAAGGATGGTTTTTCCGTTTTCAATCCTTTTTTTGAAAACCTTGAAAGGCAGGTTTCCAATTTCCGAAGCGATAAGGTCGGTGCAGATGAACACCCAATCTTCGCCGAAAAACAATCCTTTGAGTGTCGCACCGTCAATAAAGGCTCGTGTTTCAGAATCCCAAAGGCCAGCTGACAGTTCGGTATCGGATGAATCTATTGAAATGTCCACGGCTTTAACTGGACGAACGCGGCGTTGCTTGCGTCGTTCCACTTTTTTTTCGCTCATTGATAACCCTTCCCTGGATTAACCATGTTTATTTTGGTTTTGTTTACTCTAAAATCCGTCGTCGTCGTCCGCAATACTCTCATAAAAGTTTGATATCAGCTTATCACCAGAGGTCATATATGGGATATCACCCAGCGATTTAACCTCTAAATTGACGTTTGCAAACTCTAATACCGCCGACCAACCGAGAATCATGGAGCTAACGATGTCGTCGTGCATGCCTTCAGGACCATTGTAACGCATCCGACCAAGTTTGTTGGTTGTGACTTCATAGGCATCCATCTCGTGAATCATTTCAGGCCAGTTTAACAACTGACAATCGCGGCGTTGAATTGCCACGACTAAGTTATTTACCATGTATGATTTGCTGTCGTTTGTGAATACGACGCCTTCATATGGAAGTCCCGTTGATGCCAGCATGTCGTCGATAACCGCGCCGATGCCAGTCTTATCGTGGAACAGCATGGCAATGTGTCCAAACTCTTTTGCAAAGGCCACCGTTTCATTAATGACAATCGGATAGTCCACGCCTTGGAACCTGTCGAAGCCAATCAGGCGCGGCTTGCCACCGCCTTCCGGCGCGTATTCCCATGCTGTTAGAACAACGAAGTCGTTAGATTTTGCCCAGTCTGCACCAATGACGACACGGGCATTTTTTGCATGCGGTTCAAGCCAGCGCGTTCGACCGCGGCCAAGTTCCAGGCATTGAATGTGATTCAGGATAGGAATGCAGGCGCGGAAGCCAGAAAACACCGTTGCGTCGTCCACAAACTCAGCGAGGTAATATTGGCGGAACAATCTATCCGGCAGGTTTTGCCGTGCATGTTCAATTGATTCTCGTGGTACGTGCGGGTTTGCTGCGGTCGGTGCCGTGATGAAAAACTTTGTTGGTTGCCTGCCTTCACGAAGCGCGCGCATCATCTCTTGACGTGCGGCCATACACTTTTTGTAAAACCAATTGCGACCGCGAGGCGTGGACGGGGCCATGATTTTACCCATCGTCATCGTCACGGTCGTATGCACTGAGTTGTAAATTTGTTCGTCGAGCTTACTGGCTTCGTCCAGGACGTTGCCTTTCGTGCCTTCGCCTTCATTATTCTCTGGGTTTGAACCGTGCAGGAATTGCAGGAGCAGTTCTAGGGTAGGGATTTCGATTGTCCCTGCCGCTTTGTTGATGTCGATGAAAGGTGGCTTAGGAAACATTTTCCGGATGTAACGCATGCCGATACGAGACTGCGAACTGATAGGCGCAAACCAACGCCAAACGCTTCCGGGACTTCGTGGAGCGGCAAAGGCTAACGCACCTGCACACGAAAAGGTTTTACCGAACTTGGTTCCGCAGGCAACATAGCATTCACGAATATGCGGATTGACAAACGCCTTCATAATGATGCGCTGCAAGTCCGAGTGCGGCTTTGGAACAATGATGTCGTATTGTTTCATTTACCTTTTGCTTTTTAGAACATGGTCGATGCAACCGAACTGCTCTTGTAAAACGAATGCATATGCAATCAAATTAACACATTCTTTTAACAGCTGTTCGTGTTCCAATGGGTCGCTTTCGATCTCCATTGCCATGTTTTTTAAGGCCGTGTCCATGCTTCCGACTGCGGAATAAATATCGATATCTTCAGTAGCCATCATCATAAGCTTGGTTTTCACCATGCTTTTAATTCTGTCGAGGTTCCGGATGACGGTTTGGTTAGACATCTGTTTTGTTGCGCTCAGTGAATTTACGAAGGCCAGCCATCGCACGCTTTAATTCCTGCCGTTGTGTTTCGCGGTAACGCTTCATGTCTTCGCTGTATTTATTACGGTCTAGTTTCCACTTGTAATCGTTTAAAAAACGTTCGCCAAGCTTATGCGGTAAATACCAGAGCAGACCAAAGAACAGGGCGACCATTAGGAACGGATATAGAATCAATCCGAATATGAATCCCATGACGTAAACAAACTGTTTCATTTACATGTTTCCTCTAATTTGTCTAATTCAAACCGTGGCCCAAAATCACCTGGACGGATTTCAATAATGTGCGAAGTAACTCCTTGAGACAGTGCGTCTACTGAACCTTTAAAAACTTTATAAAACTTTCTGTCTTTGTGATTTTCGATGAAGATCTCAAGCTTATCATCCCAGCATCGAACCCAGCAGGCAGTTATGCGAGCAGGTTCTCTATTCGGATTAACAGCCGGTCTTTGCTTCATTGCAGATCTCCCGAATGCGTTTCATTAGGCTTGCATAAGGCTCATTAATACAAATCGGATCTTTGCTGCTCTTAAGCCATAAGCGCGATTGTCTTTGTTCTATTTCCTGAACTGCAACAATGTTTTCTATATGTATAGCCATCTTATATACGTTCGTTTCTATTTTAACTTTATCTATTCTCTTTGAATCATTTTCCGTAAGTTCGCTGTGATAACGCTTTTTCGTCGTTTCGACTTCGACATCAATCGTTTTCATTCACGCGCCGCACTGTTCTTTTAACTCTTCAAGCTCGAAAGTTTTCTTGCCTAACATGCGTTCTAAATCCCATATGCGTTGCTTTAAAGCGTCCACATCTTCAGTGTCAGAATCAGGAGGCTGCGGCCCTTCATCAACGCAAACAACATCTGTGCATTTTTTTGCAGGAACACGTGGTTTACGTTCTTTTTTTACGCCCTGATCTTGCGCCCATTTATAAATTGATTGAAATGAAGCGCCCGAAACTTCCATAGCCTTTTCGATGCCATGCTCTAAATAGATTTCGACAGCCTCGCCTTTTTCTTGGTTCGTATAAGTCTTTCTAGTCATTAAGCACCGCGCTGCTTTTTACGCGCTTGCTTCGAAGCCTTTGCCTTATCGCGTGTCTTCAACCGGCGCTTAGTGTGCTGCATTAGCTTGTTTGTAAGCTTATTTAGCTTCTTTTTGTTCCTAGTAGTCAAAGAGAGTATTTTGTTTTCCGGCAGGATTTCCGCCGATACTTTCCTCTTGATCGCCGCTGATCTCTTCGTAGTTCGCGATGTAGACATCTGCTTTCCCTCCGCTTGTCCTATGCATATCAACCAACTTAAAACGCCGTGGTTCTTTTTCGCCTTCGAACGTCACGCCGATCTCTTTTCCGGGAGGATAGGACCAGGGCACCGAACGAATGCTGCCATCACGACTTTTTAGTTTTGCTTCGACCCTTTCCACGGCGGGTTGCCAGTCGCTTATGCGTAGTGAGCGCAAGTGCGCAAACTGTTTCTTTGGTTGTGTTTCCATCGGCAACCTTTTCCTCAGCAAGTAACATGACATGGATTTCCTTAGCCCCATTTGTGATGACGAGGTGTGAACAGGTGTCGTGGTTATCGATGTGAACCCATGACTTTCCTTGAACCCAAACCTTTTCATTCGTCTTGAAGTAACGCAGCGCCTGTCTCAGATCCTTCGTCGTGATCATCCGTTTTTTCCTTTTCGCTATCGGGAAGATATTTTAACGCTATCTCAAAGTCTTTGTCGCAGTCAATCACCTCTTGGTTCAGCATACCGCCGTCGCCAATTGATGTGCGCACTATTATATGTTGGTCCATGTTCACATTGTTTTGTATAAGCGTCGCCTTTTCACGGTCGAAAATAACTCGTGCTGCTTGAATAGCATCCTTGTCCATGCTGCTCGAGTTGTTAAGTATCTTCGTAAGCCTTCGCATTGCGGCAAGCTTGGCATCGGTTACAAGGTCATCGAACTTTCGGGCAACGAGTTCCATTGCATTTAACACCGAAGGCTTTTTCATTCGGTATCGAACGGCTTCAATCTTTAAATCTAAAAGCTTTGCTAATTCTTGATGTGTGGTGGCCGGGTATTCGGCTAAATGCTGCACAATCTTCATATCCAAGCCGTCAAGAGTGTAAAGCTCTTTTACGGTGAATTGGCTTTTGCTGCTTGCCTTTCCGGTATGTTTTTTAGGAATAGACAAAAAAACCTCTTTTTCTGAAAAACTATGACTGAAAGTGAATTACATGTATTTATAGCACAAAGAAAACTAATTTAAACATACGGGTAGGGCAATGCCACGTTGCAAACGTACGAAAATAGGACGGATTGAAATCCTAGTAAGCCTAGAGGAATACGCTGAAATCGTGCGTAAGGCCGTTGATTTTGAACGCGGGAATATTTCTGAATGGCTTAGGAGGGCCGGAACACAACATGATCCTGAAAAACAAAAGCGCTTCGAAAAATGGGAAGCAGCACATCGAAATTGCGTGCGAAGACGGGGGCGTCCTGGATTACAAGAGTTTGAAGCCGTTTCAAGGGAACTTGAAAACTCTGATGAAAGAGGATTACGAACGGTTGAAGGCGATGATTCTAAAATACGGATTCACAGCACCGATCCACGTTTGGAAGAGCAAGGACGGCCTATACACGATTGACGGGCACCAGCGATGTCGTGCCTTGGAGTGCATGGAAAAGGAAGGCTATCAAATTCCACCCGTGCCTGTTGTCATGGTGAAGGCAAAAAGTCATGAGGACGCGAAAAGAATCTTGCTTGCGCATACGTCGCAATACGGAAAAATGGAAAGCCAGGGTTTGTATGAATTCATTAGTGAAGCGAAAATTTCATACGATGAACTGGTTCAATCAACTAAATTCGACATCGTTGATTTCATGTCTTTCAAGGCTGAATATTTTGAAGACAAAAATGGAACGGGCGGTGGCTCCGGAGGCGGCGGTGACACGGTTCCGGATGTTCCGAAAAACGTTCACAATGTAAAACGCGGTCAAGTGTGGAAGCTTGGCGAGCATCGCTTGATGTGTGGTGACTCTACTTCGAATGAAGACGTTAAAAAGCTTATGGCTGGCGAAAAGGTAGACATCACTTTCACAAGTCCACCATACAATGCTGGCTGCTTTGGGTTTCAGGACGGGAAAGACAAATACGGGAAAAAGGCGGATGACAAAACGCAGCTTGAATATTTTAAATTCCTTGTCACGTTTACGGATATTGCTCTTGAAGTGTCTTCCTATGTGTTTTTTAACAATCAATTTTTGTCCGGAAACATTGAAGCGCTGGCGAAATTCATTGGGCACTATGCGCCTTATTTGAAAGACGTGTTCCCTTGGATAAAAAATACCGCGCCGCCAAACGTAAACCCTGGCGTGTTTACCAATCGGTTTGAAGTCATTTTGTGTTTGGAAAAAGACAAAAAGAAAAAAGGCTTTCCGGTCGCATGGCAAGGCAAATATCACAATGTCATTGACGGTTCGACAGCGGCAAAGGACAACGTAGCCGCCGATTCACATTCGGCCACCATGCCCTTGTATGTTCCTGACTTTTTCCTTGAACGCTTGCCGTTTGTAAAATCCATTTATGAACCGTTTGGCGGAACCGGCACGACGTTGATTGCCGCCGAAGTGAGGCAAGCGAAGTGTTTCGCTATGGAAATGGATGAACATTATTGCAGTGTGATTATTGAACGATGGCAGCAATTCACGAGTATGAAAGCGGAACTAACTTAAGCCGCCCGAAACTTCCAAATTTTGCGATTGCCAACGGTGTAACGTTTTCGCGTAACACGGTTTGAACGATACAAATATGACCGGATGCTTTTGCTAGGTATGCTTACATTCGCCCGGTCTTCCACTTCCGACACGGATAACGGAATTTTCGAACGCTTCAATGCTGCCACAATCTTGTCCGCCGATGTTTTCTTTTTCATAAAGAACCCCTTTGTTTGTTTTCAACCAACACGGTTAAAATCGTTATCAATTAATTTGTTAACTATCATTTGCGCCGCAATCTTTGCCTGCGATTCGCTTTCAAAATCGCCTTCATGTTCAACCGGAATGACGTTTGAACCGTTGGAAGCTGGCGTGTCTACCTTCATGTAAACGGTCGCGGCCCACTTCCCGCACGAACCTGTTACTTCGCTTGAAAATTCAAACTTACAACCGACCTTTTCATATTTCATGTGAACTTGTTTCATATGGCTTCCTTAGTCGCGGTCAATTAATGATTCAGGTAGGCGAGGGCCTACGAATTCAGGCTGTGCTAGGCGTTCTTTCATCACTTCAAGTATTTTTGAATCGACTTCAATAATTTCCTTAAGGCCGTTCAAGTATTTTTCCGCGTTGGCGTAGCTCATAAGCCGATGGCCGTTTAGTGAAACATAACCCTTGTTAGGGTAAACAAAGTAAACCCGACCGCTTGACTCCCACTCTTGTAAAAGGGCTTTTAGTTCGTTTGTCATCTTTGGTTTCATGTGGCCTCCTGTTTTGCCTTATACTTACCTATCGGCACATATGGGTTAAAGTTAAGCAAAATCGTCAATGATTTTGAATTTATTTTCGGCAATCATTATGCCTGTTTGCCTTGATTTGCAGCTTCAAGGCAGGCTTTGGCAAAGGACATTGCCTTTTTATAACGCGGCAAATCCCCAGCCTGAATGGCCTTTGTCGCAATTTCAATCAAAAGTTCAGCCCGGTTTAAATACATTTCCTTAGTCATAAAGTGCCTCCTGTTTAAGCTCTTATATTACTTAACGGCATATAACTTGATAACTTTAGGAATAAAATAGATGTTTTTTATAATATTGTAATGATTATCTTTTAAAATATCCCAGTATGACTTTAGGTCAAGTTTGTGCCTTGAAGGCTTTTTATACGGTCCAAACGACCAGATGGGCCGGCGGCGGTTCGATGCCGTCCCAATACCTGGAAACCTTTACAACGCGCGGTTTTGAACCCCACCATTCGATCCGTTCCTTGGCGAACTTAATAGCATCCTCTAAAGTTCTAGGTTCGTAAGGCGTAACGTAATGCCATTTTGCCGTTTCGGTGTACTCTTGCACGGCGTAGTCGATGCCGTTAGGTCGTTTCGAACAGTCCATTGTTTACTTTCCTATCCACTTGGTTTAACGAAACGGTTAAGGCTTGTGGAAAAGCACCTAACAATTCTTATTTAAAAAAGCTTCCGGCAAACGGGAGCGAGGCGCGAACACGCATCTTCCACAAAGCCCGGCGTGTATTGGCGTCTTGCTCCCCGTCGACGGATCGAAAGGGACTGGAACGTGGAAAAAGCGATTGAAGTAAAGCGAACCCCGCTGTCGGTGATGATGGCTGAGCGCTTACGGATTATGACTATTGTAAACGAAAACGAGGGTGAAATTCCTGCCGAACTGGAACAACAATTTATTGCTTGTGAAACTGATATTCCGGAAAAGGTTGAACAGTGGGCCTTCGTAATGAAGGGCTTCGAACATGAAGCGGAATTCCTGAAAGCGGAAGCGAAAAAGCTTTCCGACCGCGCTAGGAAATACGAACAGCATCACGACTATATGAAGCTTCGGCTTAAAATGATTATGTCTGAATCCGGGCTTAAAACGCTTTGTGGCACGATGACTAAATTTTCAATCCGGCCCACTCGGCCGTCCCTTAAAATCATCGACCAGGAAGCCATTCCAAACGAGTTTTTGGATGAAAAGTTCGACCTGGTTCCTAACCGCGACCGCATTATGGAAGCCATCAAAGCAGGTACGGAAGTTCCAGGCGTCCGTGTTGAGGGCGGCGCAGCGCTTTACACCGGGCTTGTGAATGCCAAAACAAAAGAACTGGAAGGTTAAAAATGAATAAAAATCTGAATAGCGTCATGAGCGAAATTCAAATGGAAATGTTTAAACACCAAACCCTGGCTTTTGCTTTTAATAAAATAAAAGATTCAATGCATAAACAAGGTCGTAAAAAAACCGCTGGTATCATGGCAAACCTTGTTACTTCCTATAATGAAGCTGCATTCGTTTTAAAAAGGATTTTCGACTTACATGTTGAAGCACAAAACGCATTAAGGAGTGAACTGAATCATGAATCAAAGGCCGCTAAAACCGTTAAATCCAAAGTCAGTACCGGTGTTCGACGCAAGCCAAAACAAGGTATGGCCGAGCATAAAGCAAGCGGCACGCGACCTGAAAATAAACGAAACAACGCTGTCGCAGATGCTAAAAGTATCCAACGCGCAAAGTCGGTTAAGGCCATTATTTCAAAGCGTAAATCAAAATGACGATCAACGACCGTAAATTAGTCACGTTCATTGAAACGCATCAGCTGAAAGCCTGTAACGAAATGCTTAAAACGTTTCAGCATCACGGCCATCTGAACATACTTTTACACGTGGCATATTCGATTGCGCTTGAGGAAATTGAAGCAGAATTAAAGGCTCGTGAAAACAAAAAGGACTGCAAGGGGGCAAACCCAAACAGTCCTATCAGGTCAAACACATTTGAAAACAACAAGGAGAAAAAACAAATATGAGCGACGAAAATAAATTGCAGACAACAAAGGCGGAAGTCAAGGCAATTACGACGGCTGGTCCTAAGCTTGATGCCATCGAAATGACATTGATGAAAGGCGATCTGGCCCTCTTATCGACTGAACAGCGCAAGGAATATTACGGTGCGGTTTGTGAAAGCTTAGGGTTAAATCGTCTGACACAACCTTTTGCCTATATCAATTTGTCCGGAAAGCTCACGCTGTATGCTCGTAAGGAAGCGACTGAACAGCTTCGAAAAATTTATGATGTGAGCGTCGTACTGAAAAGCCGCGAAAGTTTAAACGACCTTTATATTGTGACAGCTACGGCAAGGCTTCCAAACGGTCGGACGGACGAAGCAACGGGCGTTATTTCGATTGCAAACCTTAAAGGTGAGAACCTTGCTAACGCGGTTATGAAGGCCGAATGTGTGCCGACTAGCTATGAAATACTTACACGTGAAGGTTTTAAATCTCCACATGAACTTGAAACTGATGACCTTGCAGCATCATTTAATATGCAAAAAAAGTGTTTAGAATGGGTTCCGATTGATGATGTTAAGTTTTACAATTCTCGTGTTGTTAAAGAATTCGCTGGTAATGTTACTTCGTTTGAATTTACTGAAGGTCATAAATGGCTGACAGAAACCGATACGGGAAATTTATGTTTAAAACCATTCGAAGAAATTGGAGAAAATGAAAAAATTAGACTGTCTGCTAATATGGAAGATGACGTAGACACCATTGACATTTCACCAGCTGAAGCATCTGTATTCGGTTGGATTATTACTGACGGAACAATAAAATGTTATAAACAAAAACTTTACCGTGCGAGTATCTGCCAATCAAAATCAGAAAATTTTGATTCTATTCGAAAATCACTTAACGATTGTAATTTTAAGTTTACAGAATCAGTTACTGACAATCGTAAAAATGGATGGATGAATCAACACTGGTGGTATATTTCATCAAAAGATACTCAACAATTATTTTCAAAGCTTGGATTTTATGGAAGTGAAGACTTACCAAGGATTGCAGCAAGGTTACCTGGAGAATCACGAAGGGCAATGTTGGCAGCAATGTTACAAGCTGACGGTGATAAGAAGGGAATTTTTGGCAAGGGTGATATTAATAAAATTCATTGTTTCCAAATACTATCTACGCTTGAAGGCAGGACGTTAAGACAGACTAAAGTAAGGTTTTTAAAACCCAGTGAAAAACCATTTTTTCTCACCGGGGCAGTATCTTACCAAAAAATAGTAAGGAAATACCTTTTAAATTGTGGCGAAAGAATTACGGATGTCTGGTGTCCGACAACAAAACATGGAACATGGATTATGCGCAGTCCTGACGGGCAAATTGCAATTACGGGAAATACAAAGGCCAAGCGGCGCGTTACGCTTTCCATTTGTGGCCTGGGTTTACTTGATGAAAGTGAAGTCTCAAACGTTGATCACGATGGCTATGTTTCAATAGAACAAGCGCACGGCGTTGCGACAATGCAAAAACCGGAAGTATTGGAAGCGCCAAAAGCTGCGCCGGTTAAACCTGAACCCGTTGCGGCCCAAGCTCCTTCCCAGCCAGCTGCTCCCGCGCCAGCGTCCCCGGTTCCGCCGCCGCCGCCATCTGTTAACCAACCAAAAAGAACTGAAGGCCAATCCCCTTACGTGACCTATCCGGAAGACTTGCCACCGGATGCACCGCGGGCAGGGAAACCAACACCAGCGCCTAATGAAGCTCCTGCACCGAAAATTTCACAGGCACAGGTTAAACGCCTCTACACTATTGCTTCGTCATCCGGTTGGAAGGATGCAGGCTTAAAACAGTTTTTAAAGGAAGCCTTGGACCTGGATTCAACTCTGCAATTAAGTCCAAAGCATTATGACTGGCTTTGCAGCGTTGTCGAAAAGCATTCGTTCGAGCAGGCAATGGAAACGTTACGGCGTGCGCAGGCTGGAAAAGCGGAGGCACAAGATGCAAATCACTAGGCCCACACGGCGAGCTGAATACATGATCAAGGAACTGGGTTTAAGCGACAGTTGGATTGACGGCGCTAACCACGTCATTGAAGCCCGCACTAAGGCAGAGGCGGCTACGTTCCTTGTTAACGAAATGCTTCGGCATGACGGTATGGGCCGCAACGGAACAGCTGAAATTGTTTTTACGGCCATGCGCATGGGTATTGAAATCGGCCTTGCCATTGCAGAGGAGGAGGCTATTTCACCGCTTCCTATTCAATCCGTCATTGAAAAGGAACTCGAAGATGAACCGGAATAAAAAACCCTTAACGCGGAAGGTTAATAAAAAGCCTGCGCCGAAGGTTATCAGCTTTAAAGATTACGTCATTCAAGCAATCGAAATGCTGAACAACAATATAAACGTTGTGAAAATTGAACAGGTACGTCTTTCGAAACGCATGGATGACTTTGAAACGTGGATACCCGTATTCCGGAAGGTACGCGACCAGGTCATCGGAAAACCAGTTAGACAAATGGACGAATCAAATCAGGTGGAAAAATTATGAAACGCAGGCAAGGACTAAAGTTTATTAAAGCATCTGACAACGACCGCAGTGAATGCATGAAGTACGGATTTTATGCCATTAAAATCATTCGACCGTGCGGTTCAATTGAATTTGATGAAGGAAGCGAACGGTTAAACGATGCCATCACAAAGGCGCGGCGTATCATTCAAGATTCGGAAGTCCGCAGGCTTGAAGTCAATACATCGCTTGGCGTTTGTCACTACCGTTACGATGCCATCGATGCGCGGCCTGTATTTAAGATTGCGAGGGACTTGATGCAATGAGCCGCGTTGAAGTTACTAACATTGAACATGGCTTGGTTAGGAATGCTGAAGGTAGTTACAAATACGTTATAAAAAAAATCGATATTTATAAAAACGTTCCTGCTAACTATCCGGCTGACCTGATACGACCAGCACACCTTTGCGGTTACATTCAGTCATCTAGGAAGCTTGAAGACTATGAAACGACTTCAATTCGTGTTCATGGCGGATGCACATTTAATGATGAACTGGACGGTTTTGAAGGTAATTGGGTCGGTTTTGATTGTGGGCATTATGACGACACGCCGGAAAAATGTGATGTTCCTTACGTCCGCGCACAACTTGAAAAGCTTGCGCCGCAGGTTCATGAGCTCGAAAAAGAACCGCTGCCAAACTTAAAAGTCCTTCGGCATTTAATTAAAAATGATGAATGGTTTAGTTGCGACGAAACTCTTGTGGCGCAGCTTATCAACTCAATCGACCTGCATAACCGCGACATGCTTTATTGGCGTGAGCGCTGCAATTACTTGGAAGACAAACTTCGTGAATTAGGATGTGTGGTGAAACCATGATTGAAAAAATTGAACCGTGGTGTGACAAAAATGCTGAATTTAAAGATTCGTTATTACATTTTGGAAAAATCGAAAAGGTAGAGTTTGGATTTGTTCATGACATAGATTTCCTTTTTGGACTTCAGCTTGGATTTAAGCTTTCGGACGGATGGCATGTTTCAAGCATAAATAACCTGACAAATGTTGAGCATTCGAAATACTCTAAATTTACAGTTGAGGAAAGGAATGAAGGCATTGTTAAATGCATGTTGGAAGTCATTAAAATACTTCGAGATGCAAAGGTAAATGAAGTGAAAGATCTCGTTGGAAAGCCTGTCATTGTTCGGATTGAAAACAACACATTTAAAGAATTCAGAATACTAACGGAAGTGCTTTAATGGCCTTAGTTTTAAGGGTTAAGGAAGGCGACGGAATAACCGTTAACGAAACGTTAAAAATTACAGTTAAAGAATCGCGCCGGGGCACGGCTGTTCTTGTCGTGGATGGTCCACGGGAATTTCAGATCGACCGCATACGGTGTTTTAAAAAGGAAAATGGAAATGGAACAGTACGAATCAATGAAAGCGCATCCGGAAGTCTCGCAATCGGAACCGTTAAGTTCGGAAGCGCTACCGCCTCCGGAACCACAAAAGATTGATGAAAGTGAACTAATTAAACTTACTGCAAACATGATTACGCCTATTAAAGACGGTGACTTTGTTGTGCTTCAGTATCCGAAAGGCGCAAGCATGTCTGGCATTCGACATCTGATGTCTAGTCTTGAAGCGCATATGAAATCCCTGGATATTAAAATACCAGTTATTTTCGTGAGCGATGATTTCAAAGTGTTCGTGCTCCGGAAGGAAGATGCAGAGGCGACGGAAAATGGCTAATCGCACCTTATTACCCCGTGAAAAACTACCCTCATTTGCGGCTTGGCTTGAATGGAAGGGCTGGGAAATTCAAGATTCTAAAAGTGAATGGGAGGCCCTGCGGGCGCGGAAGCCTGAACAAAAGGAAGATGAACACCCGCTGATTGTTTATGACCGCGTCCGTGGCCCATGCCTAACCTTACAGGACCGAGATATAAAAGTGTTTCGGGACTACCAACGGGACACGCAAGCATTGCAGAGGGCACACCGTGCAGGACGAATTTGACCGTTGGGGACCGTGGAAATTTGTTTTGATTATGACTGCCTTGTTTTCAACAGTTGCAGGTTCAATATTCGGCGTGGCGCAATCAGTGCGCACAGGGGATTGTAAATATCATCGCCTGATTCAATTTCACCCTGCATATGTGATTTCCTGCGAACTTTTCAAGGTTCGGTTTGAATGAAAAGTAAATGGATGTGTCCACTATGCAATAAAGATTTACTGAATAGAAAAGAACTTGTTAATCACTTTACGTCAAAGCTTATGCCTAAGTGGAGAATCAATAAGTTAATAAATGAAATAGAAACGAAAAATGAATGAATTACAGTTAGTGTTGCAAATAAACGAATACCTAAGCTGCATCTGCATTGTGCTTGCGGCGCTTTGTGTGTTCACGCTTTGGAGAATGAAATGACACAATTTTTAAAACCTTACCCGCAGCAAGCCCTTGGAGGTGAAGACGGTTTAACGACTGAGGACATCGCTAAGGTTTTAAACACTTCAAAGGTAGCTGTTGAAACGGTATTAAATAAAAGTAATTTTAGAACTTTCGCAAAAAATGCTGGCCTGAATATTACAACGATCGTTGTAAAAACCCGTAATCGTGGAAGAAAACCCAGAATTACGGTCATGGATACAGAATGCGCCAGGGTTTTTGCTGCCCGGTACGGAAGTCAGGCTGGGTTTAATTATAGTGTTTGGCTTGTGAAAATTGAAATGCGGCTGGTGCCTTCCTTATATCAAAAGATAGCAGCACTTGAATCGCAGCTTTCAAAGCGTTTAAACCGACGTAAAAATGCATCAACGATGCGTGTTCCAAAATATCAGGAAGACCTTTTCGGTAAGATTGTTTTAACGCATTTTGAAACGGTTAATAAAACTTTGCTCAGTCATGCTGAACAAATTGAAGCGCAGCAAATTCACATTTCGAAAATAATGGAAGGTCTTGGAAAAAAGAACGGTGAATTAACTATTGAGGCAGGCATGGAGCGCCGTCAAAAGGAAACAGCAATCGTAAAACTTGTTAAGGAATAAAAATATTAAAAAGGTGTTTAAATGAATGAAAAGGAATATGTAAAAGAATTTAAAAAGCTTAATAAATTACTTAAGAGTAATTCAGAGTGTCCAATTGATAAGCTAAATAAATATATGAATGAAGTTGAAGTTGAAAGAGAGTAATAAATATATTGACATGAAAGATAACAAAACAAAAAGTTTTAGGAATGCTTAATGACTAACGAACAACGCGCACCGAAAGAATTAATTCAGGCACGGGTAAGAGTATTATTGCTTGAAAGTCAGGTTAAAGAATTAAGCAAAAAACTTGAGGAAAGGCTGAATGAAAATATCCGTCTTGAAAAAATAATTCATAAGCAGCAAATGGAAGTAGTAGACATTATTCAGGAGCACATTAATGCAAATGAAGATGATATGGATGAAGTTGAAAAACAAGTCGAAGATGCTGATGTAATGCTTCAGCAAGCGGTTGATTTTATCGACGGTGTTTGTTTTGACTGCGGACAAGATATTGGACCGTGGTTAAATAAAGCACGTTCTTTCCTTAATAGAGTTCGAGGCATTGAAACACCTAATAATAAACCAACGCCAATCCCTATGCCGTCAAACGGCATGCCTTTAAAAAAGAAACCTTAAAAATGACATTTACATTAATGGAAGTTATATCAACTGCACTTGCAGCATTCTTTTTTGGTGTTGTATTGTGCTGCGAAGTTAAAACTAAAACAAAGGAGTAAGTATGAAAAACGGTTTTTTCAGTGAACAGTTTCAGGACGCCGAAGGCAATCCAACCGGAGGATGCACAAGCGGACGCGGCTTTACAATCAGCTGGCAGTTCGGTCCACTTGGACGCGGCAATGAACGCAAGGAACCTAACGGCGCTTTCGTTGAAGACGTGATCGGCGCGGCAATTGACCGCATTGAATTTTACCAAAAAAGTAAATGGGCTTGTGAGGAAAATGCGGCAGCATTGTTATGCTTACAAACGGCAGCAAAGCATTTAGATGATCGCACAAAGGATCGCGAACGCCGTGCTGTTGAAGGGACGCATGCAAAATGAAATTTGAAGTTGGCGACCGCGTAAAATTTGTAAATGGTGGATTAAGGGGCCGCATTATATGCAATGATGCAGAAAAATTAGGTCCATTCATTGTTCTTTTAGATCCTGGTGAAGACGACGGAAACCCTGTTTTAATTACAACCGGCGAGTTTTTATTACCTGACAGGAAAACAAAAAAAATAAAATTTTTGGCATGGGTAGTTAACGGAAGATTGGGTTGGACTGTCGAAGGCGTAACGCCAATGACAGGAAGCAATCGCGAAATTCCTTTGGATCAAATTCTACGTGTTCCGAGTGCTGACCGAATTGAACATGTTGAAATTGAAAAAGTTCGGCTTTCGGATTATGAATCATAAAGCCTAGATTTCGGCGTGAACCTCAGACTCCGAGCCGTAACCAATCGGAAAAAACTGTCGAGGTAGGGAGTTGTTAGAAAACCCTGCGGCCCCATTGGGCGAACTAACCTTGGCGCCTCAGCAAGCCATCTGGGGTTTTTACAAAGACAAATAGACTGCACTAATGCCTTCAGCATCAACCGCCGAATCAACGTAAATTTTGCTTAAGTCAATCGTGTCATCGGGACTAAGCCCTAAAACCTGCGCATAATCTATTTGTTCGCCTGCTTCCAAAACAAAGCCGCTTGTTGCCGACACGCCTGCGGCGCCAACATAAACTTCGTCCGTGTTCGCAGGTAGCGCCTTAATGATAAGCCCTTTCGCAAGGACTTTCGTTGCGCTTAACGCAAGTTCAGTTCCGGCGGTTACTGTTACTTTTTGAAGCGACTTTAAAGATAGTGCTGGCATAATGATTCTCCACTAGATTTTTGAGGTTAGAACAGGCCAATCCCTGGCGCATTCCCTTCCCGATGATAACATTAAACCCAAAAGCACTGGGAGGCCGTAAATTTGAAACCAATTCGATACGCTAAATACATGCCTTATTCCGACAATCTAATGCTTAAAAACGTCCACCCTTACACGCTGGGCGTAACACGAAATGGTTTGCTTGAAATATTACCAAAGCAGTATGAGCATTTGGACCAAGCCTTGTCCGCCGCTAGGATTATGATTGATCTAAAACAAACGCATTTAAAAGTTGAAGTCAGGCAGGGACAGTGGAAAACCGCTCGTCCGTTGTATATCTACGATTCTGAAAATCTATAATTAATTTTTATATTTTAAAAAGAATCCCCGGAAACCTATTGCCACACATGTTTACGGGGCAGGGATGGAAAGTAGGAACAGAATTCCTACTGGTTTACTTTCTAAAACGCATGGCATAAATAGTCAAACAAGATTCAACCGAGCCACACGGTTTAAATTAAATAAAATAAGGTAAATACGCGAGTTGTAAAACATTCGTGTCTTTTTCCTACCCTTTATTTTCTTTCAAAAAACCATACAGCTCAAGAGCATTTTGCCGCGTCTGCTCTCAAAACTTCGCGGTAACGTTGGCCGAAGCCGGGCCGTCAAATCCTTCGTTTGCTTAATAAGCTGCGGAGGCGGGATGATTCAGTGAAACTCTGGGTCGTTCACAAGGTGCGTTACTTTCACTTGGTGACGTTCATTGCAAAACTGTGGGAGGCCGCGGGAGCGGTTTTGTGCGGAGCTGTTTTGCCCTGTCGGGGAGCCTACTGAGTGCTTGATCCAATTCTGGATCGAGTACTGAATCGGTGCCCTGAGATGAACAAGCCTGACCGTTCGCATCATCATATGTTTTTCAGTTCGCCGGATTCGCGAGGGGAGTAGTGGCCCACAAGCTTTCTGTCGGATTGGGATCAGCTTCAGTGTTGCCCCGCTGGTGCTTATGATCTGGAAGCCTACCTACTTTTAGGTAGGGGGGAGTATTCCGCATCTTATGTCTTTTGGAGGACTGAATGGAAAAGGGATCGGACGAAATTTTTTTCCTGCAAAAAACCGTCATGGAATTGCAGAAGGTCGTTTTTGAAATGAGCACAAGGCTTGGGCAGGTCGAGCAGGCTTTGGAAAAAGAACGAGCACAAAAGGCTGCGGCAGGACGTGCCAGCGCGAAAAAACGGTGGGCAAAGGAACCAGCCGCACCGGAAATTATAACGGCGTTACAAATTCAGACACCTAAAAAGACCAGGACACGAAAGGAAAAGTCAGGTACAGTTGTAACGGCGTTACTAACGGCGTTACCAAAAAAAGAAAAGTTCGGTACGATGCCTTATGAATTAGCGGAACATTGGCGTGCTGAATATAAACGCACCTATGGGACCGAAGCCATGAAGACGCCGCCCGAAGATTTTGGACATGCAAAAGTAATTATTCAAAGGTGCGATGCCGACCTGGAACGGGCAAAGGATCTGGTATCCCATTTCATGAGCCGCCGGGATTCATATTATTTAAGGAACGGCCACAAGCTTCAAGTCCTCCGGGCTGAAGCAAACCGCCTCTGGGCAGAATTAAACAACGGACAAATCATTTCAAGTCATGATGCCAAGCGGGCTGAACTGCTTGAACATAATGATTCGGCAGCTTCAAAGCCGTTGGCCGAAAACCCGCTAGATACTTTTGATAAGTTGGTCGCAAGCTTCAGTGGAGGAAGCAATGGAAACGAAAGAATACAAGGAACTGATACGGAAGCTTTACCAAGCGCAAGCTGCGGTCATGATGACAACGGTGAACCGCGACGCCGAAGCACTGTTCGTCTCGGAAGTTCTAAGGATTGAATCAGCGCGTGCGATCCCGGCCATTAAGCAATGCATGATTGAAAACAAGATGCTTACGGTTGCCGACATCCTTAAAAAATGCGGCATAAAGGTTGAATACGGGAAGGCTCCGGAACCTAAAATGGAAACGGTTGACGAAGCCGGAGAGCGAAAAAAGTTCGAACAAGAGGAACTTATCGTCCGCATCGAAGCACCTTTTCCTTGGAATTCAGACTTAAACGACAGTGCCAGGCATTGGCGTTCGAAGGTCGAGAATCTAATTTTTGATGGTTGGCAGGTTGTGACTTGGCAGGAATATGAAGGCGAGCGCCTTATGGAAAAAGGCGTGGATGGCAGGCTCGAAACTTCGAAGCAAAGAGTTTACTATGCAAACGCTCTAATCTCAAAGCGTCCGGGCTCAAGACTTGTGACTTGTAAGACCCATATCAAGGGACAATACAGACCTGTCGCTATGGACAGCACTCACGAGAGCCATTAGATTGTCCGGCAGACATTCAAAACAACAAAACAGGAGCATGAAATGGATTTCAGACTCACAACAGAAGAGCGTAACTCTTTGATTGCAATGCTGACTGGCACGCCCTTATTGAAGGCCTGCGCCGAAATGAAAGTTAGTTACGAAAAGATGAAACGTTGCAAAAATGCAATCTTCCCACACTTCAAAGGTAAGAAAAAATACGAATACAAAAGCGAAGATGCTTTAGTGATTTTGGATTTTGCAATCGAAGCGGTAAAGCATTGCGAACCAACGATAACTTGTGGGACCGATCTGAATCCACCAAGTCTTGAGGCCTTACAAGCGATGCGAAAACACGTTGCTGCAGAATTTGAAATCGATCCTGTAACACCTATTTTTGTAGACTTGTCCCCTCTCCGGAGGGCGCATCCGGAGGCCTTCGAAAAAGTCATGCGTTTGGCAGATGCCGCACAAACAATGGAAAGCGTCGGCGAGTTTTTAAAGAGCGTATGATAACGTCAAATGCATGGACTGCATGCAATTCATCAATTTATTTTCGCTCCTTGGAGCCGTTATCTTTAACGGCGGAAACTTCCATGCCGTATTCGAAAACGTTGAAACAGGTAAAACCCATGTTGTCTGGCAAGGTTTTGCATTTTCCAACCGAGTTAAAATTTTAAAAGTTGAATCACGTAGGCGCGCGACGCTCGATTGTGCGGGCGAAAAAATGGTCGTGAACTTTTGGCCCTCGAGGAGATACGAAGATGACCGGATGGTTTCCATGCCCGAAGATGCAGAGACCGAGCGATCGACCGAAACCTGGGAACCTCCCGCCGTCGATCCCGAATAGATACGTCGACCTGCACGATGCAAAAATTGCCATGCAAAAATCTTTTTTGGCGGGCAACCGCAGCAGCTTCGAAGCCGCATGGGATGAGCTAGATCGCAAGGCCGTACCTCGCCCACCGTCAAAAACTTCAAAGGCAGAATTGGCATTGTTCGTTGCCTTAATTTTGTCCGTTCCTGTTAGCATGGGCGTAGCAGCAACCCTGCTGCAACCATTCTGGAGGACGTTCCATGTCGAAGTTGGACCAGGAAATTGCGGAGCGGAAATGGAAGGAACACATCCACAGTATCCTTCAAAAGTCGACGAAAGAGGACATCCGAATAACGGACGTAAATAAAATTAAGACCGCAGGCCGCGTCGATTATGTCAGTGTCCAAGGCTACTTTTCGCTTCCCTCTCTCGACGCATTTCATTTTTCCGTACTTGTGAAGGCACGAAATGATCAAAGTAAACCTCGCTAACCAGACTGTGTTCATGGCCGAAATGCCGCTTCCGCCTTCAGTTAACAATATGTATTCGACCATTTACCAACGCGGCCGGCCTATCAGAATCCCAAGCGTAGAGCTGAAAAAGTTCAACCAGGACTTAGACAGGTGGGCATTCGGCAGGACCGATGACCTTGCACGTGCCATGCGTTTTTTCCGCGAGTGCGCTGCGGTTGGTTTGAAGTTTAAAATCGATAGGTTTTTCTTTTTCGAATACAAAAGAATTTTTTCGCAGGAAGGAAACGTTAAAATCATGGACGCCTCAAACCGGGTTAAAGCCCTGGATGACGGCGTCGCAAAAGTTATCGACATTGACGACAAGCTTTTTTTTCGCGGTTCAGAGGAAAAGGCCATTTGCGATCAGGGAATGGCCGAATCCTGCGCGGTCATGATTTCAGTCATCCGCGAACGACGTTCCAGTGAGGTGCTTTCGCAAATCAACCTTATCTAATCCGCCCGCAACGTCCGCGATGAACATAGCAAAACAAGCTACGTCCGCCGCTTCCAAAGCTACTTCGCCCGCGCTCTTTCCGCATTTAACCGCTTCGTGAAGTTCTAAAACTTCATCCATTAAACGACGAAACAAAAAATCCATGTCCTCTTGAACCGGCCAGCCTTTTGCAAGGTTGCGCGGTTCATTGAGTTTCAGGAGCATGATTTTCCCGAACCGCGTTACGTGTTCGCGTGCCCGCATCACTTTAGCCCCCGAAGTTTTTAAGGCGCCAAGCTTCAAATGCTTCGCGTGTCCATTCGCCGTATATCCAGCCTGGGCAGTCAGTGTGGCCCACGTTTTGAGGCATCCAGCGGTGTCCTTCAATGGCTTCAGGCTTCAAATGGTATTCAGCTAAGAGCCATTTTTGCAGGGCAACGCTTGCCGCAAGCTGCGAACTTGTGAGCGCTTCATGTTGCAATGCAACGTGTTCAATTCCAATTGTCGTGTCGTTATTTCCGTAGCAGTGCCAAGCCTTTTTCGAAGGGTCAACGACTTGGTAAATTTCACCGTTACGGTCGATAACATAGTGCGCCGAAACTTTCGCCTTCGGATTCAGGAACCAGGAAATTGCAGAATCTGCCGTACGTGAAACGGTATAGTGATTTACAATTTTCGTAATTTTATTGCTTCCGCGTGAACTGAAATTAGGACATCCGGAAACGATTTCCATTTCAGGCTTTGGCGAATCAGATGCAGTTGAGGTTTGCGGTTTTGGTTGGTATGGGCCTTCATCATTCAACCATGTTTCAACCGTATGCAGGCCGTGGTTCACAACGTGAATTTCAGGCGCATATTTTCGCTGCCATTCAATACGCTTTTTCATGTCTTCAACAGTTAAATAACCCAGGCATCCGGCAGTTCCGGGTGAACGCTTTTTATTCCAATCCAGATGTTCCAAAATTCCTGAACGCCCAGACTTGGACGTGGGAGTTAAGGCGAGGCAAACAGGGCCAATACCGTCGTTAATAACCTTACCGCCGAAGTTGTCTTTTCCGTCTTCCCAATCCTCTTTTCCAATCTTGTAATAGCATTCAGGCAACGGCTGATAACTTCCTGATTTTGAAAGCGCAGCACTCTTTAGGATTTGATATTCCTTACCAGGAAGTCCTGAAATCGTATTAATGCTGTCGATGACAACACCATCAACAATCAGACTTGTGACCAGCGGAATGAAGCCATTCGGCCCAATCTTCGTTGAAAAAGGAGCAGTCCGAATATACGGTTTTGTGATCTTTTCCATTTTGTTTTCCTCTAAATGAAAATGAATTTTTACGAAAAAGGCACCAATCCGTTAGGAAATGATGCCGATATTTATTTTTTTGGTTCTCTAAAAAATTAAGCTTTTGCCTTTAGTTCGCCTAAAATTTGACTGACTAAATAACCAGCTTCACCTGGCAAATAGAGTTTTGCTTCAGCTCCGACTTCCTTAAAGCCATCGACTGCCTTCATGAGAACGTCCATTTTTTCCAAAATCTTGGCTGGATTCTTTTCCTTGGCAACCTGTAAAATCACGACCAGAGCGTCAATAACTTCCTTTGTTTCCTTACCGACTTCTAGCTCTACTTTTAGGCTTTCAATAACTGCTGGTTGTTCGCTCGATGCAACGGCTGCTACTTCATTACTCATAATGAGTTCCTTCCATGGTGGTTTTTTACGATGACATGTGAACTGCGACCCTGCGGTTCAACACGGTGAAATAGTATCAGGGTGCGTCATTTCCTGTCTATGTTCTGCACTTGTATTTGTGCGATGTTTTCCCGTAGCATCATGTTGATGCACAATTTAGCGGAGGCATCCAACAATGACCGATGAAAAGATTGAAAAGGTCGAAAATTTGGTTGTTAAAATTGTCAGTGTTTTGGTTGGGCTAAGTATTTCAATTATGACTTACTTAATTCAGGACAAGATGACCGAAATGACTTCAAGCATGAAGGCCATTGAACGCACCCTAAATGATATTCAATTGCAGCAAGTCGGCTTTCAAAAAGACGTAGAATATTTGCGCATTGACCAAGCCAATATCATCGAGCGGATCAAGCGCCTTGAACGCCGCTAGGCTATTCAAGTTCCGGTTTGAACCCAACACATTTGTATTTGTCGTCCTTGTATATCCACCCGAGACCGTAGGCATACGTCGTATTTACAGGTTCCCATGTGCTGCAACGCCGCGCCGCCGTGGAAGCGCACGACTGCATGAGTTGCAGGACAAAAAAGCTGACTACCAACAAAAGCAAATTTTTCGAGAGTTTCATTTTTGACCTCCGCCGCCGTTCAGCATGTCGTCAATTGAATCGCGGCCCTGTTCCAAACCATTTCCGGCCTGGTCGGCTTCCTTCGGCGCACTCGCCTGGTCGCGTTCGTGCTGCTCTTGTTCCCTTTTGCGAGCCATCTTTTCAGCTTCGCGCTGGATATACCATTTCAGAATCAACGCCATGACCTTCCCGAAATCCTTTAATAATGCCAGGAATACTTGCGGATTTGATATCAATTTCAAAAGTCCTTGCCACATTTTTAACCTCACTTAAGCCATAAAGTTGGAGTGCCTGGAACATAAAGGCCAAAGGCGCTACGTCCGCCGACCGTTAACAACCTGAACAAATGCGGCCTGCTCGGATCGCCTTCGACCTTTGCCCTGCCGTCATCGTCCACAAGTTCCGTTTTGCTATCGACCGAAACGACTGTAACATTTCTGGTCGTTTGGAATGCAAATTTCCCGTCTTCCAAAGTTATGACAGGTTCAGGTAAGGCCATGAACCCGGCCTTGTAACCCCAAAGCAACCAAGTTCCCTTCGTTACGACGTTTCCAGCCTTATAGCCGTAAGCAATTGGGCAGGATGTTACTGGAACCTTACCGTCGTTAAAAAGCTGCGTAGCATTCACTTTTGCAAGCCCTACTGCCGCCGTTATATTAAGCGATTTACGAACCCCACAATTGTCATTTACAAATGCAAATTGCACTTGCGATCCGTCCGGAACGTTAACCGGAAATTCCGCGGTAGCGTCGCGGCCCTGTTCCACTTTCGTAATGACAGACTGTTCGGCAACGGGCGTTACAACCAACACGCCCTTAAAACTGCGCACGGGAAATGTTGCATGCGTTCCTTCCGGAAGCGTTGGGCTAACGACGACTTCAAACAGGCAGTCCTTTGAAGCAACGCCCGGCAGGCTTGGTTCCAGGTATGCGTTGTCCGAATAATTTACGGTTATGTCGATCCGGTTCGGGCACTGCGAATTTGAAACGATGCGCATCGTCCCGTTGAAATAAGCCTGAATCCCAAACTTTAATGAACTTAAAGGCTGGCCTGCGGGAAGGTATGCGAATGCCAAGCCGTTAAACAGCTTTCCTTTTACATACAATTCAGCTGAAGGATAGTTTGCGTTAAAGGCATCGTACCCTTTGCCATCGCCTGCAACGTCATCACGTAAAACCGGCGTGCTGCATGCACCTAAAAAAAACAACAAAAGAAAAATAAACGTAGTTTTCGTAGTTTTTGTATACATAAACTCCATGCCCTCCTTGGCGTGAAAATATTATTTTAACATAAGGTTAATTGCGAAGATGAAATCCCAGCCCATTGAATCCTTGCACGCATTTTCAGAATCCGTTCGTTCCCAACACCACTGGCTGCGACCAGGATTCGGACCAAACGGCAAACGATCTTCGAGTTTAGTAGCTAAACTTTGGCTCTTACCTTTCGACAGGTATTCGAAAAAAATGTTTTGCGGCTCGCGCTTGTGAAGCACGTCGGCTGCAACCTGCAGGGCGTCGTTCCACTTGCCTTCCAAAAGGCGCAGGTAAACGTGAACGCCAACCAAGTGGGTTTGGTACCCGGACGGCGTGTTGTTTGCTTGAACAACCAAAAACGCATCGTCAATTGAGGTGTCAGCAAAGCCGAAGATAACGGACGTTTTCAGTTTGCTAAAGCCAACGTGCTCGGCAACGTTGTTGTAAGCCCAAAAGAACGTGGACGTTACGCCGCAATTTTCATTTTCTTTTTCACACAAGCCCTTGTTGGAATTAATGAACGCCGTCCACTTTTCACCAAAATCTTTATTTTTCGACTTTGCAAGGTAAGCAAGCGTGCCCATTCCCATGTCACGCGAAAAGGTATTTTTAGGATCGATTCCCTTCAGCCGCGGGCTGCGCCACACCCGCCCGCTTTCGTCTTGGCTTGCCCTGACTGCGTCACAAGCAAAAGCTTCCCCACTCGCACAAAGCAGTCCGTTCCAAAGCGTCGAATCCCCATCGCCACAATCCTTTTTAGCCGCCCCACCCTGGCATTTTTCGGCCCAAAGTTCGATGCCAAGGCGCGAAGTTTCCAGGGGGGAAGGGTCGCGCGGTGCCTCGTCGGCGCGTGACTTTTTGCCACATGCCGTTAGATGTATAAATAAAAATCCAAGTAGAATGCTAACAAGTCTCATAGATACCTCCTTGATGTATTATAAAAAAGCATACTATTAATAGTATGGATTCTGTACCATTAATAGTATTTTCCACGAAAAAGCCCGGCATGCTTTTAGCGCCCGGGCAAGGTTTGTTTTTGCTTACAGGGTAAACTTATTCCACCAAATAGCTTTGTGTGCAGCTATAGGGTGTGCCTGCACTAAGAGTGGTTCCTGACGAATATCCCGTAGAAATTGTCCCATTTGTAACTGTGACGTTTCCGTTAGTGGCAAATGTGCATTGATAAAAGAAATCTCCGCCTGAGTCATAAAGTAACGCTGGCACGGCAGCATTTACAACAGGACGAAACGATGTTGGAACAATGCCCGTAAATGAAAAGTTTGTTGCCGTTGGTCCGCTACCAGTCGTCGCAACAAACATAGCGGTTACAATGTTGTTACTGCGCGTTGCCCGAAGTGTTGCCGTAGCACCTGAACCTAAGCCAAGCCCAGAGACACCTAACGCCAAATCTTCATAATTTCTGTAAAAATCAAGCACGCGCCAGTGTGCTGGCGTGGTTGGTGTGTCCTGCAACGCCTGCAATTTAATTCTGCCGTCAGCAAATCCACCGGGAGTCATATTCGACCCATTGGCCTTTGTGATTTCTGATCCGTTCGAAGCTTGAATCGTTGTACCAAAAGCCGTTGTTCGGCTAATAATTTCGACCGTCTCGCCAGCGAGAATATCTGTTGTCGGCAAACGAACAATTGTTGTCCCAGTTGGACTAATGTTTTGCACGCGCTTGTGGGCGGCCGTAAGTTGGAATGGGCTCGACCCACCTGGCTCGGGGTTCGTTCCAACGTACTCGACTGAAGATTCACCACCGGCAAAAGTCTTAAGCCCACCGAAAGTTTGAGTACTTGGTGAAACGAAACCATCACTCGTTGCTGTTGCGGCAGCATATGCAGTCGCAGCTACACCGGATTCTTTACGAACACGCCAACGGAAGTTCGTTGGAGAACTAGACCAAGTAGACCATGCTTCTGTTCCGTATCCTGGCGCAGTCGCGGTACCATTCGGAGCAAATACAATATTAAAATCAGTAGCACTAACTTTGTCAGCTATCGAAAAACCTGTCGTATTAGACAAAACACCGAACATTGTTGAAGCCGCTGGTTTCCATTGGTCAGGACCGCCTATGGTTACTTCAAGAATATGCTTATCGCCAGGTTGTGCGGCATATAAAAACCGTATCTGTTTGTTTCGTGTTCCGCCTGAAACGTTAGGAAACGCACAACCATTTGGATCATTTGAAAATGACGATGTATCGTTCGCATCAGTAACCGAACTATTACACGCATACTCAATGTTCGGACCGTTAACGATATTTGCCGAACCAGCCCAAGAAGCAACTTTAATTTTAATTTCAAAACCAATTGCAATCCGTGCTGTTGAAAGTGCGCCCGCCGCATTCCCTAAGTTTGTGCTTTGTAAGTCACAACCAATTAAAGACGAACTTACTAAGTAAGCTTTTCCCACTTGTCGAATCGGCGAAAGTGAACCGTCACGAACACTGCACGTTCCAATGTGTGATGTTTCATCGTCGTAGTCGGTAATGACGGGGGTTCCTGGCCCATAGTGATAGTTCATATCAGCAACGCCGATAACCGAAGGGATAGCAAAATAATAAATAGTACTTGTTCCGGCCGAACCGGCACCTTGTTGCAAGTAGTTCATTCTAATTTCAGCACTGTCGCCAACACGACGATACGTTACCTTATCAACTTTTACAGTTCCCTTTGTTGGACTTGTCCCGTTTCCAGTAATTACCGTTGCACCGGCTTCAACCCAGTCGCCCATAACAGGGCCAACAGGAAGCACGATCGGTGTCACAGTCAGTTTGTCAAAAAATGCTGTGTAGGTTGTCGCGTTCGTTGTGCTTACGTGGAAGATTAAACGATAACTTGTGCTAGTGCTTACGTTCGGATTAAAGCTAACCCGAAACTGTTGCTTATCGGCTTTGGGTACGGGAACACAGTTACCAACCGTAGCACCCGAAAGCACAACGAAGGAAGAAGCTGTAACATCATAAACGCAAGCAACAATATCTCCAGCAACATAGTTAGCAGAGTTTGTATTGATTAACGCATAAAGCGATTGGGGTGCGGCAGTGTAGCCATTATCAATTGTGAAATCGTATGAGAAACCTTGCCCCTGGCCATTCGCCGCACTTTTTACAAGTTTGTAAGATGCGGTCCCGTCAAGAATTTCCGCCCCGGTTGTCGTGCGCGTTGCTGTTAACGTTGTGGCACTTCCACCCGTGCCGTCTACAGGTGTTGTTGCCGCCGCGTCTGCATAGGTCGCGTACCCCGTTAAATCCGTCTCCACACCGTCATTGACAATGTAGTTTTTGCTTCCACTCCCACTACCCGAACCCACTGGGGAAAGCACCGAACCATTGTCGTAATAAACCAGGGTGGTGTCGGTCGCGTAGTAGAGTTTTCCGGCAGTGCGCGACAAGCCTTGCAATGTTGAAAGAGTTGCTCCCGGAAGTGTGATGAACTGAGTTGACGAAGCCGTACCTCCATCAAAGCTTGAACTTTGAATCGTCTTGTTCGTTAACGTGTCCGTCGTGTTGCGAGCGACGACAGTAACGTTGCCGCTTGGAAGCGTAACAGTACCGCCATTCGTAAGGCTTGTTGCGGTAGCCCCGGTTATATTATTTGTTGCGCTTTGCAGGTTTTTGTTTGTGATCGTTTCGCTTCCAGCAAGCGTGGATAAGGTTCCACCGGCGGCTGGAAACGTTACGGTATTGCTTCCCGTTTCGGTGAGAAGACTGTCCGCTTTGGCACCCGTGAGAAGGTTCGTCGAACTCTTGAGGTTCTTGTTCGTAAAACTTTCGGAAAGGGAAGTCGTAGCGAACGTGGCCGTCGACAATGGCAGGGTATAAACGGCGTTTGCGCTCATACCCGACGTGGGGCGGTGGATGGTTGCTTTCCAGTCGGCGGCGCTTTCAGATGCATTGTGGTTTACGACAACGTCACCGTTTGAAAGCGTACGAAGTTCGGAAGCGCGGACGGTTCCTGTAGTGTCCAAGCTTACCGCTGCGTCAAAGTCTGCCGCTTCGATTCCACCCTTATAAGCCAACACGATGACTTGAAAAGTCTTCGAGCTTCCGCTTACGTTTTGCACCGAAAAAGTATTTGTATCGACTTCCGAAAAAACATAATTCGCAGCCTTCTGAGCTGCGGTTAGTTGGTTTCCGGATTCGAATACCAAGACCTTTAGTTTCGTCGTCGCCAAACCGAAGTTGTGAACGACGTTTGTGCTGCCAAGGTTCGCGAGAGTTAACTCGGCCCAACGACCTGTTAGGTTGTCGGAAATCTTTTTAATGCCATCGGTGATCTTGGTTTGAAGGGTTGTGCCACCTTCGTGACCAAGGTCAGGCCACGTGACTTGTGCCCGTCCGTAGTCCGTATCATTCGTGTGCGCAAAGGCTTGTGGCCCTGCAAACGTTAAAGCACTCAGCCAAAGGCAAAGCGCTTTTAAAAACAACTCGTAACCCTTCATGGTATTTCCTCCTTGATATCCGTTAAAACTTTTGCGTAATGCATGTCTCTGTCATCTGATTTATTTTGTTCAACTGTTCTTTTCTTTGCGTTGATTCGACCGTCCGCAAAAATAAAAAAGTCGTCCTCATCTGAACTTAGAATCAGTCCTACGTTTGTCCCTTGCAGCGTGACTTCGCCCTTCGGAAGCATTGGGCACGAAGCCATCGCAATCCATTGAAGATTACGGTAGCGGTGTCCGTCCAAGTAACACTGAACTTTCACTTCCCGCGTCATCAGGTGCTTACTTTCAATGGCTACGCGCCGAAGGTTTTCCCTGCTTTGCGCCCAAGCCTGTGTCGCAGGCGTTGCACCGTGTCTACTCCACTCACCAAACTTCGAAGGCTTTGAATCATGATAGTCAAACCTCCAACGAAGGAGGTAAATAAACTGCATGTTGTAACGTGAAGGAAACTGCTGCATCTAAATTCCTTATGCCGTATAGCTGTAAGCAAAGACCATTTCCCATTGAACGATACCGCCGTTGGTATACGAGCTAGGAAGGTAAATGCGCCAGCGTAAATGATTTTGATCCCCTAAAACTGAATCACCGCTTTTTCCAATTTTTCCGTCTTCAGGCGTTGTCGCAAGTGTTTCGCCCGTGTTGTTATAAACCATGCCTTCGGCTTTTACAGTGAATGCTGAAGCAAGGTCAATTCCGTCCGTATTGTTGTCGCCGAAGATTTTAACAAGCGTTGGTCGGTTTGCTTGGTCGAATGCGTCCGCGTCGATAACGTCGAATCCGTCCATTTCAACCCAGATACCGCCTGACAAGTTGTCGTTATTATTTTTCGAGCTTCCGGAAGCAAAGCCAAGTGCCTTAAGAGCTGCAAAGTCTGCCGCTGCACTGTTTGCACCGCCGTATGTGAATCCTGTTCCTACGCCGAACTGTTGCAGGAATAGTTTAAAATTCGTAATTGGGTCGATTGTTGCATCGTGGCGCGTGTAAGTATTTTGATGCCCAGTGTTTGCAGGCTTCGAAATAATGGGAGCATAAGCACCGTTGGCAACGGGGCCTAAATCAACACCACTGCCGCCACCAGCAAGTGAATCCGCAACGGCTGAACCAGAAAATGTTTCGGACACGGTTAATGAAACTGACATAGTTAAGTCCCTCCTTGGACATTAATTCGCATCATTGCGTTAGGTCTCTTCTGTAATTGTAGCGTTATAGCCGCCAACTGTTCCAGGGTTTCCAGGAGTGTAACCCGGAAAAGGCGTCATCTGGAAGCTCCATAGCTTCACGGGAAGCTTGAGACCGTCCGGATCGTAACCAATTTCGCGAATTAAAGCTGGCACACTGGTAAAGTTTGACGAGCCAATTTGCACGTTAAGGCTAACGAAGCCGCCGATATCTTGAAGCAGAGAGCGCCAGGTTAACGTACATTCAACGACTTCAAAGTACGATGACGCAAGTTTCAGAACTTCCTTGGTCTGAAAAATAACGTCTGCTTCCACATATAAATTAGGGAAAACTATCTGCTTTCCAATCGTCTTTTCGGCTTTCGTAATTGCGGGAACATTTTCATAAACCTTAGTTTTCTGAAGGTGTTTACCCGTGTTTGGTAACAAATTGAAGACACCTTGGGCCTGGTTGAAATTGTATTTAACGTCAATTTGTGGCCTGAATGTGTCAACTTCAACGTCCCAATTGCGAATGGTATGCGTTGGCGCAGCGACATATTCATCAAAATGCAGGGCTGCAATCTTGAATTTTAAATCAGTCCTATCAACAAACGCTTCAAGGCGAACCTGCTCGAGCATGGAAAGAACGTAGCTAATAACTGATTGCGGCTCCTGCAACCAAACCCGGCTTTTAAAGCTTGCTATGGCACTTTCCGAAGGGCTTGCCTTATCGCGGTATGTTTCCCAATTTGAATGGAAGTCTCCTGAAACAAGGCCGCCGTAGTTAATTAAAATGTCCTTTGCCTGCGACACAATGTTGTCGTCATATGCGCCCAAGTCCTTGCCCTTAACCTGGCAATAAAACGTGTCACCAAGTTCAAACTTAAAGTTAGCGCCGTCGATAAGCGTTGCGCCTGTGTCCTGTTTAATTTCAAACGAACGGTTTCCTGCGCCAACGTTTTCAATGTCACTTGAATCTATTAACCAATACTTGGAAGCCTTTAAAACATAAACTTTTGTCGTGTCGAAAAATGTTAGGTCATGCTGCGCAATAAGCAGTTGCACGTTATCGAAATTTGTCTCACTTGCAACGACCGTACCGTTAATAGGAAAAGCCGGGACGCTTGCTGCACCCGGAAAAACATTAACAGTCCAATCGCCGTAAATAATAGGAACGACAAGGCCAACCTTGTCCTCCTCGATATCCGGAAACACGTCTTTTGTGAACACTCCGGAAGGAAAGTTATTTGAAAGCTTGTCGTATTGGTCGCGGGCTTTAAGGATGATACTTTTTGTTGTGCGCCCAAAGCCGCCCTGGTCTGTTACGGTGCCTTTGAAAATCGTGAAATACGTTGCTTCAACGTCACGTAAACCCATGCGCACAATGACGCTGTTTCCAATCCATGAATCATAATCAGCGCCTCCTGGCATGAATTTATTGAACCTGCCATCAGCATTCGAAAGTTCAAGTTCAAGGTTTGAAAATTCGATTTCAGGTGCAAGCCAGTCGCCCAGCGTGCGGTTGATAACCGGAAAGTTTAAAAGAGCTTCATAATACTTTTCGCCAACGTATTTATTCCGGTCGCTCGCACGAATGGTTGAACCGTCCGGAGCAATGATGTCAACGACCAATTCCAACTGACACAGTTGGTTGTCGTGACAATTATTAAGTGTCGTTTGGTCCAAAACCATCGACGTTTCAAATGGCTTGCGGTCGCTGCTACTCATTGTGATTCATCCAGGTTGATGTCGAAGTCAACGTAATTTGAATTCACGCCCTTATCGTTGTGTGTTTCGTCCGGTATCTCGACAAGTTTTGCAAACACTGCAAAGCGTGAAGGATACTGCGGTGTCGGTATCCAGAGTGCTTTAAGGACTGTTTCAGCTTCAGAATAAATGGTCTGAAGGTTGCGATAGTTTCCGCCTCCGAATGCAATCTTTTGGAAGCTTAAACTAACGCGCTTTTTCGTACCGCGATTGTTCATCACGTTCGTATAGCCTTCAGTCTTAACGCTGTCCTTGAAGTTTGTGCGACCGTATGTCACTTGGTCAACAAAGCATTCACCGTGGAAAATAATCGATTCACCGAATATAACCGTACCGATGAACAGTGAATCATCTGGGTTTGTTGGGTCATCGATGTTCAGGCGCCAGTAACGATAGCCATTAAGCGGCAATTCAGGCGCAATGTAATACGAATTTACACGCTCCATTGTGAGCGCAATTGTTGTTCCGATGGGTGAAAATCCTGGGTTAGCTGAACCAATTAAGGTAACAACTGCCGAGGTTGTCAGGTTGTGGTTAAGCATTGCAAACGTATCGAGGAACACGCCTTGCGGCAGTCCCGTGTCGCAAGTCAGGTTCACGCTCTTAACGCCTGAAGCACCGCGCCAAATTTGTTCGACGAAGTCTGTATTTAAATTGTTTACGCCGAAGTCACCGGCCATAGTGGACGATGCATTCCATGAAAGTCCATTTGTTCCACGGCTTGGGAAGTCTAAAAGAATGCGTAAATTGTCGGTGTTGTAAAGTTGAACGCGAGCCTGCCAGCCAAGGTTTTGCACCGTGATTGAATCGGCCTGCCAGCCGTATGCAGGTTCAATGGAAATAACGCCCTTGTCCTGCCAACCAATCTTTTTGGAGCCAGCAATAACGAACTGCGTTTGCCATGCGTAAGGAATGGTGTCTGACAACCTTCCTTCGTACTGCCACGCTGTATTTACGTTAAAGGCAGGTGCATTGTATGGGTCTTCGTTGTAACCGCCGAGGTTGTAAACGTCTGCAACGCTATGAATCAGCTTATTGTATTTAAATTCAAAACCCATCGAACGCAGGCGTTCATTGATATGAAATTCTGTTTGCCAAGCGTAAGCCTTCGGATTTGTAATGACGTTTAAATCCTGCCAGCCGATAGCCTTTAAAGCATCCGCAATAACGAACTGCGCCTGCCATGCAAGCGCTGTAATAAAGTCATTAATGTAGCCTTCCGCTTGCATTGCAATCGCGTGACCATTTCCAACAATTGATTCGGCCTGCATGCCCACAGCTGGTTCAGGATTGATAACAAACAGGCATTGCCAACCCATTGAACCAGCGCGAACGGTCGTGCCTTCCGGATATTCGTTATACGGCAGTTCATTATATCCGTAGTCCAGATATGAAAGCGTCATGTTGTTCTCAATCCTTTCGTGGAAAGAATGAACTCACCGTTGAGTGATGCTTTTTTCAATTCTTTTTTAATTTGTGGAACCAGTTTTGAAGCAATGAAATTTCCGTCCATTGCCTCTTGTGCAGTTATGTTAACTTCGATGTTATAAGTTACGTTTTGCGGCTGGCCGGATTGCGAACCCACGCGACCCTTATTAAGCGCATCTAAAAAGCCCGTGCCTACGTTTCCTACTGCCGACTTGTTCATGACAAATTCACCGGGTGTAAGCCACGCTGGAACGGTGTCACCTGAACCCGTTCCGCCAACAAGTCCACCGTCCGCAAATTTGTTTGATTTCATGAGCATTTCTATTGGGCCAGCTAAAAGGTTTTTACCGCTTTCCTTAATTGCCCGCCATGTTTCATCAATTGGATGTTCAATGAAACGTCCGAGATCGATACTTGGAACAAGGCTTGAAAGCGTCTTAAAAAAGTCTTTCATCCATTCAGGGATTGGGGCGGTTAAAATTGTTTTCAGGCCACCAATTGCTCCGCTAAAATCACCCTTTGCAAGAGATTTAAATACGTCAACTGAACCGCTAGCAACTCCGGAAGCCGTATTTGCAATGTAATCTCCTCCTGCCTCAGCTCCACTTTTAATTGTGTTTCCTACGGACTTGGCATCGTTTTTAAAATCATCCCATGAATAAAGTTGCGCAACGCTTTTACCTGCAAGCATTGTGTTAATGACTTCACGGTATGCATCATCCTGAACAATTGAACGCGGTAAAACAACTTCACCCGGCGACAAAAGTGCTGGGATGATATCGTTTTTCGGGCTGTCTCCAAACACCTTCGGAATTCCTGGAACTGGTCCACCTTCTGCAAACTTCAGGAAAGGAATGTCAATGCCAATCCACTCCTCCACTTTTCCTTTTCCTGGGTTTGGATCTTTAAAGAGTTTCCCAAGGAAGCTTCCAATCCCGTCAAATGCAGCTTTTAGGCCATCGAATATTTTACGACCAAGGCCCATAAGGAAGTCTCCTGCACCACTGAATGCCGCCTTGAAACCATCCCAGATGTTTCCACCAATGTTTTTAAAGGCATCGATGATCTTCCAAAAGATGTTACCGATGTCAGTAAACAGGTTTTTAAATGCCTGAATTGGGTCATCGAATAATGTTTTAACGAAGTTCCAGAGTGCTTTAAACGTGTCGATGATTGTTGAAAAGATGGCAACAACAAAATCCCATACGGCACGAAGGTTATTTGCAATGACTTCGAAAATGACTTTCGCGTAATCCCATGCTGCCGTTAAAATTCCTTTTCCAGTATCCCAGATAGCCATGAAAATATCGCGAATGAATTCCCATGCAGGCTTTAAAATGTTCGTCCAAACAAACATGAAAGACTGCTTTAGTATTTCCCATGCAGGCCCTAAGATGTTGTCCCATATCCATCGTGCAGCTTGCTTGAATGCGGCCCAAGCTTTTTCAAAAATGTTTGCACCTCGGCTTAAGCCTGAATCGATTGCTGAACGAATGCGGTCAGCTGCATCTAATCCGCGTGCTTCCGCTGCAATGTCGATAACCTGGAAAACCTGACTACTGATATCTGATGCGCCTTCGATAACTGAATCCACACCTTCTGCAATTTTGTCACCAAAGTTATTTACGACGTCACCAGCGCCGCCGAAGATCCCAGAGAATAGGTCGGCAATCATATCGCCTATGCTCATGAACGCTTCGATAACGCCATTGATGATGGCTTCGATAAGAACAGGGACTGCTCTCACAAGACCGACGATCAGGTTTGGAATTCCTTGCACGATCAATTTAATGAGCGCGATGGCAACCTTCGGAAGCGCGGTGATAAGGCCTTGAACAATTCCAGGGATCGCGTCGATAACGCCTTCCACGATGTCGAGAATGATATCTGGCAAAGACGTGATCAAGTTCATCAAAGCGGTCGGCAATTCCTGGATCAATTTTCCGATGCTTCCAACGATCGAAACAATCATCTTTCCGATGTTCGGAATGAAGTTTTTAACGAGGTTAATAATTGAATCGAACAAACCGCCGATGCTCGACGCCAGCTTGTTAGGAAGGTCCGTAATCTTGTTAAAAATCCCGGCCACCTTATCAATAAGCTGCGGAATGAAGTCTAGGATTGCTCCAATTGCGTCTGCCGCTGCACTGACCGCGCCCAGCATTCCGCTTGTTGCCGTACTGAAAACGCTGCTAAGAGCGCCTGCACCTTTCGTTAATGCACCGCCGATTGCGCTTGCTACTCCGCTTCCTTCACTCGCGCCAACTGCCGAAGCGCCTGCGCCTGCGTCCGCAAGTGATTTAATGGAACCGGCAGGACCAGCATTAACAACTGCCTGCGCCTTTTGTGCATCGAGTAAAAGCTGTTGGTTAAGCCTGCGGTTTGCAACCTCCTCACGAAGGTTTTGCAATCCCTTTGCGGCCATTAAATTAAACAGTCCCTTGGAACGCAGCTGGTCCTCAAGGATATTTATTTTTTCAAGCTCACGGTCGTTAGCCATGTTGATGATTTCAAGTTCTGATTTACCGATTGCCTCGCGTTGCTCTAAGAGACTTTGGCTTTGTTTTGCAAGGTCGGAAGCGGATGTGATTTGTGCCGCTGTAATTTGGTTTGTCAGTGCGACGAGTTGCTTTTGCACGTCCAACTGTTTTTTAAGTTCAGGCGTTAAAAGGTTTTCACGCTTAAGCTTTGCTTCCATACGCGCAATTTCGGCAATGTCTGCACTCGTTTTAAACGCTGCAAGTTGCTGTTGGGTGCCGAATGACTTGAGAATTTCACCGCGCAGTTCACCATTCTTTTTAATGATTTCATCGAGTGCATCTTTGCGCTTAATCATTGTGTCGTAATCTAAAACTGCCGCTTCCCGTCCTTTTTTTCCAGCGTCTTCGGCAGACTTTTTTGCTTCATTAGACTTTGTATTTGCATCAGCAAGTGAGCCTGAAAAGTTCGAAACAAACTTTGTTGTCTGCTCATAAATCTTTCCAACCAACCCAAAGTCAGTTCCCTTTTTATTCATTTCATCGAACAGTTTCCCCTGTTCTTTTAGATTTTCGATAAGCCTTTTTGAATCCTTGTCTGAAACAGAGCGTGCGACTTTAACGCCGATGCCAACCGCTTCAGCTGCGGACGTAATGAAGTCATGAATGCCTTTTTCTGCACGAATAAAGCCCTCTGAAATCTTCAGGACGCCGATGTAAATGAGGTTAAAGATGTTCGGAAGGTTACGAAGGGCAATGTCCATTCCAATGATGCCCGACGTTAACGCGACGACAGGACCAACCGTAGCCCATACCTGAACTGCAACGGCAGTCAGGTCAACGCGCATGCCCGTTAAGGCTATCGTTAAACCCGTAATGCTAAATTGTGCCGTCGCCATAAATCCGATAGCGGAAGATATTGCAGCGGTGAAAGCCGTCCATATTGCTTGTGCACGAAGCACAATGAAAAATGTTGTGGCAACGCCAGTCAGGGAAATAAAGCTTTCGGTTAAACCCTTAAGGTCAACCTGGTTAATGGATTCAGACAGTGCCGTAAAAGTGTTTTTAACGTCATCCTTGAACTCAAGTAAGACGGCCTTAACCTCTTTTACCTTTTCCAAAATCGTCTTCGCAAATTGAAGCTTTGCCGCTTCCTTGTCCGGGATGTTGAAAATCTCGAAAAAGGTGGAACCAATTTCCTTTTCAATGTCCGAAAATACGTTTGCAGTTTGCTTCCGGATGCCTTCAGTCGTTTGGGCGTAAGCTTCCGCAAAGCCTGCGACGCGCTTTGTGACAACGTCCAGGCCCTCGCCTGCCTTTAAAGCCGCCGGGCTTAATGCCTTCAGTTCCGGAAAAATCTTTGCAAGTTTCCCGACAGTCCCATTTGAAAGGGAAATTAGTTCCGTAAAAGAACCTGCCAGGTCGCCTTTATTAATGGCTGCAAGTCCTGCCGCAGCTTTCACAAGTTTTTGTGCTGCATCGTTGGTAAGGCCAAAGGCTTTCGATTGCTGAATGAGGGAAAGCGTTAAGTCATCGTCAACCGTTGTCGTTTCCTTCACAACGTTTGCAAAGTCCTGAAACTGTTGCATGGCCGTTTCGCTGTATTCACCCGTGATTTTAAGAGTGCTGGCAAGGTTTTGGTTGATGGTATCAGCTTCAACAAAGGCATCGATTGCCCCACCAATCTTTGCAGGAATGGCTTCATAAAGCTTTGAGGCGAGCTCTAACGCTTGGTTAAAGCCCGTGAGCACAATGCTTGATTTTGTGATCGTATCGCTGAAGTCACTTTGCGCGCCTGCGCTGTTTTGCAGGCCAGGTAAAATGCCGTTCAGCTTGTCGATGAAATCCTGGACTGCCTTGCTAGCGTCCGTTCCGTCCACCGATATCTTTACCTGAAGCTTTTGGTCCGCCATCCTTGGCTCCCCCTAAAAACATTTTCGCTCGTGATGAGAACTTAACGTTATCATACATGGGTGCGAACCAGCCGAGCAGATCCATGAACCAACCAGGCTGATCTTTGATGCCGCCCTTTTGCCATAACGTTCCAGTCTCAACTGCGACGGTTAGTGCCCTAAACATTAGCGTAGCAGAAATATCCCACGTCGCCTTGCCTGGGCAAAATTGATACTCATTTCCGCCCTCCTGAATCCGTATCGGCCAAAAGCTCCCGTCCTTGGGAGCCTCGAAATCGAAACGGTTTTCCATGCAGCGCCGCAGCTTTTGAACTTGAATGGGACAATTTTTGCATACAAAACTTCGCCCTTCCTTATTCAAAACCGCGTGCGGCGTGAATGCTATTTCAAGCAGGGCTTCTATTTTTTTCGAAGTTCTTCAGTTTTATGCTTAGATTTTAGGAACGTAGTGCGCGTCGTTCCGATCTGGTCGAGCACGCCAAGTGCTGCGAGCTTTCCGCATAGTTCAACGCATGCAAGCTTATCTTCATCGAGCTTGAAAATAAAAGGCTGGTCATTCGATGGGTGGTTTTCAATACCGCAAAGGGCAAGGCGAGTTTCAAGCATCGTTGCCGACAGCTTAACAACCGTTTCGCCCTTGTTTTTCATCTCAACCATTGCATCACGGATGACACACTGCTCGTTAAAATCCAGCTCACCACGTAAAATGAAGCGCGTAACAGGGGCATCGTCCTCAAGGCGCAGATGCTTTTCGTCCAAAGTTTCCTGATAACTTTTGTATTCGTCATCAGTTAAATCTAAAGGAAGGCCAGAATCCAGCCTTGCGATGATTTTAAGTTGTTTGGGGATGGCAATATCTCGAATTGACATAGGCAAGTAACCCTTCCGTGGTTGTTTAAAAACCCCGGCAAGCTACCTGCCACCGAGGCTTATAAGAATTTAACCTTAATTTCGTCCGCAGCATCGAGAGCGGTTTGATATCCAGTCGAGCTAAAGGTGACTGGGATCGAACCGGCTTGTGGCACGTTAATTTCAGGCACGTTGAAGATAAGCTTTGCTAACTCAATCTTCAAGTGACGTGTCGACTGGTTTCCGAGGAAAAGATTGACAGCGTGCGACTGGAATTGTTCGATCTTGTTGTAGAACTCAACGAGTTTCGCATCAAGATTGATCTCAAGTTCAGCCGTAACCATCAAACGTTCGCCAGGAATGAACAGAGGACCGCACAAAGAATCGCAACCGAAGCAGTAGTTAACGACTTCATGGTTGTTTGCAATTGTGACTTTTGCACTGCGGACACATGTCAGGCTTGGCATTGTGTCGATAGTGATTTCACCTTCAAGGCCAGTTTGAGGATTGTTAATTGCAACAGGTGCATCTGGCTCATAGTAACAAACGTAAATGGGTGCGCTTCCGCCCGAGCCATCCGCGTCCGCAAGGACTGCGCCGTCAACCGTGATGATGTCAGTACCCGTATCCGAAGCGGTAACGGTGCGAGGGCTTCCAACGGGCGTATCAGCGCCGCGTGTTGTTCCGTTCGCTTCGATGATCATGATTTTTGCGCCGACAGGAATGCGCCACGCTTCGCCTGCTTCAAGCTGAATAGTGTTTCCGCCGTCGTTGTCTGCTACCGACTTTGCGATACCGACAAGGATGCCGTCTTTCGATTCACCTGACCAAGCCGATTGGCTTTGGCCGTCGCCTGGCAAAGTGATTTCGCATTGCTGAACGAAGGAACCTGCGGACTGCAAAGCCCACTGGTCGCCGCATTCCATAAGCGTAAAGGTGTTTGCAGGGGCAACAGCTGCATCGTAAATCAGGCCCGAGCTGACTGTTTCGCGGCCTAGCAAGCACTTCCAAAGCGTGCGCATTGCGGGTGGAATTTCCGTAACACCAGCAGCAACGCCAGTATCAATGTCGAAAAATGCTGGAAAGTTCCATTCCGTCTTTTTCTTTTGCTTGATGATGCCAGTGTGGTGGCGTCCCGAGCGATAAGGCGAACTTTCAACAGGCTGGGTATGTTTAATTGCCCCGCCCTGCAAAGTATAAAAATAGTCCGTATTACCCGGTGCCGCGAACAGTCCACGTGTGATCTCTTCCTTTAAATAAAAGCGAACGTCGACCGCCGTTGAAGCGTTTCCACCGTTGTAATAAGCCGCATAATTCTTAGCCATAATAATGCCCTCCTTGGCAAGATTGGTTTTTGTCCCGTGTCCTTGGAACTTTTATGATATTAACATGCACCGAGATAAGGCTTATAGTAAAGCGCCTCGAAATCTAACCGCGTCACATAAAACGGCTGAATGGTATGAAAGTCATCCTCAGATGACACGTATTTCATATGCACCATGCCGGAATTAACAAGCCGCAGCTGGACGTTCTCCCCGATCTTTTGTTCAATTTCCTGCCTTCGGTCCATGCAATCCTCGACATCGATGACGCCTGCGACCGTGCTTTTCATGACAAGCTCAACGTGAATCATCATGGTTGTTTCAAGGCGTCGCTGCGAATGCAAATGGTTTTGCCTTGGGGCATAAATCTGAATCAGCGGGATTTCATGGTCCCGAAACTCAGATGCAGACAGCCTGATTTTTTTCCATGTAACGAGTTTAACCCACGTTAATTCCGTTAGAATTTCCTCTAATTTTTGAAAAATATATTTGTCTGTGAGAATGACGCTCATTTTTCCATGCCCTTATTTAAAATTTCCTGGACCCTGTCGAGTGATGCCATGATGGCACGCATGAAAAAAGGCCGGGGCGGAATGGCGACCTTACGCTTTAACCAGTAGGCAACGACTGCCGGGGACTTGCTGGTGTCCATGAACCGCGCACCCGTGATGCCATCGCCTTTTGCCACGAACTGAAGACGGTCAAAAATTTGCCGAGCTGTCACCCGTTCGTATTCTCTTGAGGCAGGAATGGTTAAAAACCTTCCCTGCTTTGGAACGATGTCGGGGAGCGTTCCGCCTGCACCCTTCGTCCCGTATTCATGAGTGCGTGCGTACTTCACGCCGTCAATTGAAACAGCGACGTAAGGCTTGCCGTCCGTTTCACCGACTTCAAAGTTAACTGAATTTAAAAGCATACCCGTTCGGACCTGCAAACCAGACGAACGTATGGAAAGTGTCACGGCGTTTCGAAGCAAGTTTCCGGCGCTATAAAGGGCGGCCCGCATTTCAGGACCGCCGCCAATAAACGACTGTTGGGCGCGTAGGCGCTTAATAAGGTTGTCGGTGGCTTGCCTGTCTACGGTTATCGCGACTTTCATTTTAGCTATTCCTAATTGACTGCTCACTTTCAGGGAATTCAATACGGATGTATGGTTCGAGGAAACTCATAATGTGCGGCGGAACGTCATCTGTGAATGAAATATTTTCGCCGTTTTTGCTTTTAGATTTAGTTCCAACGCGGCGGTCAGTGCGCATTGAATCAAGCCACTGGACCATCATTAAACAGGCTTCCTCAAGGTCCGAAGGGACATCGGTATAACCAGCCTGGTAAATAATTTTAATGTTGCGCACGCCCTTTGGAAAGTAACCTGTCTTTCGAACAAGGAACTGATTCAGTTCAACGTCGTAATCCGTTGTCGGAAGGTTATTTGAAGCGTCGTAAACCCAGCTCGGATCAAGGCAAACGACCGACGGTTTTGCCGCAGGCCATTCACGTAAAACAAGCTTACTGTTAGCGCGACCGTCCTGGTATTCGGTAACGGTTTGAATCTTAAGCTTACGGTTTGTAATCTTTTCAAAGCGCTGGCTTGCAGCGTTGATCATACGTTTAATGCGGTCATCCTGCGTTAAGTCCGCATGTGCCACGTCCATATAGTCCTTGGCAGCTTCCAAGGTCGTGAGTGCATTCGCGTTCAAGGAAACTGCCATTGTGAACCTCTATTAATGTGCTTTTTCAGCTTGCGGTGCGCTTGCCTGCTTATTCTTTTCAACAGCCAAACCCATTTTTTCTTTCACTTCCGCTTTTGGTTCAGGACCAACAGCGGCGTCCTTACATTCAACAAAAAGGTCTGGGTACTCTGACATTAACACGCCAGCGTGTTGCATTGTTACTTCCTTGACTTCGCCCTTACCCCAAAGCATGTGCTTGTGTTTTTCATCCACAAAGCCACCTTGTCCGTGGTTACGTTGTCCTAGGAACTTTAATTTAATCAAACTCATAAAATCTTACTCCTTGCGGCCTCGGTTAAATATTTTAGGGCCACCTTATTTTTAGCATCCCAGAAGTCCTGGGGCAAAGTTGTCTCCACTCCCCACAATTTTTTCTGAATCCACGGCGACGGGTACGGTTCGAAAAGGTGTTTCACGGCTTCGGTTAACAGCTCAGCGCAGTAGAGGGACTTAACACCTGGCTTAAAACCGTAGTCATAAGGTGTCCCGCAAAGCGTATATGCGTATTGAACCATGCGGAAACGTTCTTCGTCGCTAAGGAATGAAAATTCCATAACGGCCAGGTAGTCTTCCCGAGCAACCAACGTATCCAACCTTCGGCACTGAACGCCGCTACCAACGGCTTCAATAACCTTTCCTTCGAATCCGATCATGACGGCGTGTTTAAAAAAGCCAGGGATGAAGACGTTTGTAAATTCCCCGCGCTTCCTGCAAAGCATAACGTCGCCAGGTTTTGCGCAGCTTAAAATGTTTTCCATGTCTTTATCTGTCGTAAGCTTATGAGCAAAGGGCGCATGAAGCGCTCCAATTACTTTAGTAGCCGGGACTAAGGCATCTGTTATTAAGCCTCGAAATTGCATTAAACGGCCTCCCCTTCAACGTCATGAATCCCGCCCGGATAGGCAAGCCATTGTCCTTCAGGGCTGTAAAACTGAACGCTACTTTTAAGCGATTCATGACCTGCAACAATGCTTTCAACAAGGCACTGAACCTTTGGCTTTTTACCTTCAACTGGTTCAATGTGACGTACAAAAATTGTGTTACCGCATTTTGTTTTATACTTTTTTCCAACTTCCAAATTCATAGATACCTCCCAATTAAATGTTTTTCTTGACCGCTGAAATCATAATAACACCGACTTTTATTCCGGATTCTTTAGCTGTAACTAAAGTAAATTCTACTACCCATGTATTTAACAAAAGCTTTCCCACCACGTCAGGAATTTCAAGTGAGCTTTCCGCGCCGTCCTGTTTCCTTCCCCAACATTTATGAACGAAGCGAAACATGGACGCTTCGAAGTCATAAAGATTGTGGCTTCCGGTCTGGGTATAGTTAGGCGTTAAAACGTTTGTGTCGCTGTTATAATCGAAAAAACCGTTGTTACCAACAACGGGAACAGGTGTGCATTTCAGTACGCTTGTCCCTGTAAATTTTGCATCTAGGTCAAGGTTCCAATCGCCACCATTTTCAGGCACCGGAACAAATAAATGTGCGCCGCCGCCGAGTGGAATTTTTGTAACGTTGCCAGCTTCATTAACAGCGTGTGCTGTTGCAGGCGCTTTTAATACAGCATTAATGTGGTCCGACATGTCTGCACCTTCCCAGACAATGCGCCCACCGATTCCGTACCAATGCCCGAGCATTTGAAAGCGTTTTACTTTGTTGCTTGCGTCGAAAATAAGTTCAGTACCAGCTGCGTATCCATTTGATGAAATGGCATCGCCTTGCCCAGTTGGGTAAATCGTATGACCGGCTGGTATTCGGTTGATTGCTACGATTTCTCTACCGTCCGTTGTTTCATTGCTAGCCATTTAAATTTCCTTATTGTTCGTAAAAATCCATTGAACCACGGTAAACGGTTGACGAACCAGTTTCAGGCGTTACAAAAAATGTAATTCTTGCCGGTCCTGTTACTTTAATTGGAGATGAGTAGACACGGGAAAATGTACTTGATTGACCATACAAACGAATGAAGTCAGATATTTGTGCTTCAACTTGGTTTGCTGAAGGAATAGGTGCAGCTCTTAATAAAAATACGCCGCCTGAACCAACCGTAGTTCCGTTATGACTTACTGATACGCCGGTAATGTTTGCGACCTTTCCGGAAGCAACATAGTGGTGTGCCCAAAACGTTCTTTTATCGGTTGCAGCAATGGTTCCAATCGTTGCACCGCCGCAAGCATTGGTTGCTCTTAAGGTTAAAATTCCAACGTTTGAACCCGTGCTTCCGACTGTTAAAACTTCCATTTTTTCAATGAAAGCAATCGTACTCGAAACGGTTGCGACGCATGTAACACCATTTAAAGTTATCGTTTCAGTAAATGGACCCGCGCCTGTTTGGTCAAAATAAGTAATGAGGACCGTACGCGCACCTGTTCCCGCCGCCGTATCATTTGCATTGGCAGACTGAATTGAGCGCTGTGCGTTGGTTGTCTGTTCCGTATAAGCCGTGCGCCTAACTGAAACTTGTGTCGTTGCCGCAGTCGTTACGTCGCCAAACTTTAATGAACCAAGGGAATTTGCCGGTGCAATAATGAGTGGATTCGTTGCCGTTGCGAATTCAACGCCGCTACTGTCGCGAAGGTTAACATGCAGACCACGATGTGGCGTCATGCGCGAAACGCCTACTTGCCCTGCGGTTAATGTTGGGCTTGTGTCCTGATAAATTCCACCCGTTGGGTTAAACTTATCGGTTCCATAAACGAATGAACCCTTATCAACGTACGAACCGACAGTGCTT